AACACGCTCGCGGCGGTGAACTATTTCTACTCGCCGAATCACGACACGGCGGCGGCGGGCGCGCTCACGATCGGTGGGACGAACGCAACGTCGATCGCGATCGGCAAGGCCGGCGTCACCGTCAACGTGCCGGGCAGTATCACCGCAGGCAACATCGTGGGCACTGGTCGCGCTACACTGCGCGATAACTCGCTGGAGAATCGCGCCGACGCTAGTGATAGCGGCGAGACGGCCATCAACTACTACGGCTACAACGGCGCCGGAACCTACTATCGGAACCTCAACGTCTACAGCGGCAAAGGCGGCAGTCTGTTCGCGATCACAGGGTCCACCGGTATCGCGAATGCAGCCGTTCAGCTTCAGGAGGCGGGCAGCCGCGTGTGGACCGCCGTTACGCTACCCAACTACACACCCAACAGTGCGCCCCACCTCGCGAACATCAACTCGCCCACCTACGGCTGGCAATACTGGGATACCTCCACAACCAATAGTCCACCCTTTGGCTACGGAACCATGCTTGCCTGGCCCTTCACCGGCACGAGCATGGCTCTCACGTCCGGCAACTGGGTCTATGAGTGGGGGATCTCGACCGACAACCCACCGTCGATGACGTGGCGAAGCAATATCAACGGAAGCGGCTGGTCGGCGTGGTGTACGGCATGGACGAACCAGTCACTCACGAACCTGTCGCAGCTCACGAACGGTCCGGGTTATCTTACCGGCGCAACACTCCCGGTAGGGTCCGCGTCGCAGGAAGGGATCCTGAAAGTCGGTGCGAACCTCACCGTCTCGGGGGGCGTTGTCTCCCTCACCTCGGGTAACGTCACGGGCGCGCTCGGTTTCACTCCGTACAATGCATCAAATCCGAGCGGCTACTATGCCTCGGGCGCCTCGCCGTCCTTCGCGACCGTCACGGCAAGCACGAACGTGGTCACGCCCTCGCTCGACACCGCGAGTGCGGTAGCGCTCAACATCGGCGCGGGCAACGCGACGTCGATCGCGCTCGGCCGTTCGGGCGTGGTGGTGAACGTCCCGGGCACGCTACACACTTCAACCGTTGACACCCCCGCGGGCGGTGGAACGCTTTCAATCGGCAGCGCGGGAAATGCCGCGACCGTCAACATCGTGCCTAATAGCATCGTCAACATCGGAGTTTCGGGAGTGACCGGATCGGTCAACCTTGGCGGGCCAAATTGCGGGGTCTATGTGCCCTCAATCGACACGCCCGCCGGCACCAGCACGCTCGCCATTGCCGGCGCCAACGCGACAACGGTCACCATCGGCAAGGCGGGCGTCACCGTCAACGCCCCCGGCACCCTCCAGATGGCGGGCGCCACCGTCGTCTACGGCGATTCCAATGGGGTCGGGAGCCTCAACACCGCCCCCTCGGTCGGCGGGGTCGGCGCGAACGCCATTCCGCGCAGCTGCTTCTACCGTGACAACAACGAGCAGTTCGGCGCGCTCGGAGTGAACATCCAACATCCGACCGCGAGTGGCTATCAGGCCCAGTTCGCCTGCCTCGGATACGACGGCATCACATGGATGGCGCGGGCGAAGCAGAGCGGCACATGGGGAGGGACCACATATCTCTTCGGCACCGGCAACTACAACTCGGGCTGTCACCAACCGTCATCGTCGCCTTGGATCACGCCCGCGCTCATATCGCCATGGACGAATTACGGGGGTGGGTGGCCGCCGTTCGGCTATTACAAGGACCCTACCGGACGGGTCTATGTGCGGGGCGCGATCTGCGGCGGGTCGGTCAATACCGACTGCTACCAGCTCGTGGCGGGGTATCGACCGGGTTATGCACAGTCGTTTCCCATCAACTGTGGGTCGAATGCTTTTGGGACGGCAGTGGTCTATGCCAACGGCAACATCGCTATCGCGCCGCCTACCAACACGGCGTACCTCGATCTGTCGACGATTTCATTTTACGCAGATGGATAGCAGCTCAACACACGCGGGAGCTTGTAAATGCCCAAGAACTTCATTTCCGTTGACCAGACCAAGGCGCGCGGTGTCGCGCTCGTTCAACTCACCGCCAACCTCGCGGCGCTTCGCGACCACTGCCTTCAGATCAAACTCAACATGGACCAGATGACGGACCAGGTTGACTATTCGATAATAGAGGCGCAGTTCGGCCTTCCGACGGGGACCGGCTCGGAGGTCTACGCGACCGTCGTCGCGCTCAATACCGCGCTGCAAGGATCGGTGGTCCTGAACATGACCTCCTACCTCGGCATCGTGTACTAGGCGCGCTAGGTGCCCAGTCGCGCCTGCGATAGGTAGGAACGGTGTCGAACGGTTCGGTCACCTACGGTGTAACGCCGGCCGGCTTCGTGGTGAAGCCGCTTTCCGAGTGCCTGTCGGAAATACAGGCGGCCGTCCAGGCGACATTCGGGCAAAACCAGCAAGTAGCCGACCCCGCCGGCCCGTGGGGGCAGCTCTGCGGCATCCTCGCCGACCGCGAGTCCGAGATCTGGGACATGGCGCAGGAGGTCTATGCCTCGCGCGACCCGGACCAGGCGACCGGGGCGGGCTTGCAGGCGCTCGCCGCCATCACCGGGACGTTCGCGCAGGAAGCGACGGCCTCCACCGTCACCTGCGTCCTACTCGGCACGGTGGCCACCGTCATCCCGGCGGGCTCGAGCGTTTCCGCCGGGCAGAACGGCGCGGCCTTCACAAGTAGCGCGGCGGCGACCATCGCGGCGGCCACGGCCTGGACCGGGTCGACGAGCTTCGCGGTGGGTGCGGTCACCGCGAACACCGCGACGGTAGCGGGCGCCGCGGTCACGAACCTGTACGTCTGCGCGGCAGAAACCGGGCCGAGCGCGGCCTCGGGCGGGCCGACCGGAACCGGGGCCGGCATCGTGGACGGCGGCGTGACTTGGAACTGGGTCGCGCCTGGCAGCGCGTGCGCGGTCGCTACCTTTCAGGCGGCCGATACGGGGCCCATCGAGGCGCTCGCGGGGACCATCAACACGATCGTGACCCCGGTCGCCGGTTGGTCCGCGGTTGTGAACCCGTTCGACGCGGTGCCGGGACTCGACGCCGACACCGATGCGTCACTGAGGGTGCGCCGCGTCGTCGAGCTCGAGGTGGCCGGAAGCGCAACGCCGGATGCAATCCGGGCCCGCATCATGGCGGTTTCGGGCGTCACCGCCTGTACGGTGTTCCGGAACATGACGAACGCCCCGAACGCGCTCGGCATGCCCCCGTACTCGGTCGAAGCGCTCGTCACCGGCGGCGCCGATGCGGACATCCTGACCGCGGCCTGGAACGCGGTCGCGGCCGGAACCCAGACATACGGGACCACCCAAGGGCAGGTGACCGACAGCGAAGGGGTCGTACAAAGCGTCTACTTTTCGCGGCCGACGTCGCAGCCCATCTATGTGAGCGTGCTCCTCGCGATCGACAACGCGGCGTGGCCCGCCGATGGGACGGTGGAAGTACAAACCGCCATCATCGAATGGGCGCAGGCCAACCTTTCCGCGGGCAATGACGTCGTCACCCGCGCGCTCTTCCCCGCGATCCTGTCGGTCCCGGGCGTCGTCGACATCACCCACTGCTACGTCGGGACAACGGCGAGCCCGGTGCCCTCGTCGGAGGCCAATATCACCATCGCCACCACCGAGATCGCGGAGTTCCAGTCGACCAACATCACCGTCACCGTCGCGCCGTTCACACCGTGAGGGTTCACCGTGGCGCTTACCCAGATCACCGACCATCAAGCCATCGCGTGTTCGCGGTTAGTGGAGCAGTACCGCGAGTCGGTCACCGTGAACGCGCTCGTCGCGCTCGCCACGGCCGAGAATCAGGCGCTCGAGAATACACTTTGGGCAGACTACGGGATAACCCTGCCCACCGCGGTGGGTGAACAGCTCGACCTCCTCGGCTCGCTCGTCGGCCAGGCGCGCGAGGGGATGGATGACGCGACCTACCGGCTTTGGATCGCCGCGCGGGTGCTCCTAAACCGCTCGTCTGGTACCGGGCCGCAGATCCTTGCCATCATGCGGTGTGTGGTCCCGAGCAGCGCGACGCTGACGCTCATTCCCTACTATCCCAAGGCGTTCACGCTCAAGGTGGGCGGCGCGGCCGTCGACGCCGGGATCCTGTCGGAGCTTTTGTCGGCCGCTACGGAGGCGACGACGAACGGGTATCTCGAGACGCTCGCCACCCCCGGAGCGCAGGCGTTCAGCTTCGCGGGCGGTGGCGGGCTCGGGTTCGATGAAGGGACGTGGGCGTCGGTGGTCACCGTGTGAACCGGCACCCCTTGGGATAGGAGCCGCACCATGCCGCAACCGACGGAGCTACCACGCTGGGCGGACCAGGCCGCGACGGGCGACGTGGTCGAGCCGAACGAGACCAAGAAGGGCGCGGGTTGGGTCGTAGAACAGCCGCCGCACAACTACTTCAACTGGTGGATGAATCTTGTGTACCGCTGGTGCGGGTATGTGGCGGGGTTGACGGCGGAGGTGCTCACCTGGACCGCGCGGCAAACGTTCTCGGGCGGTGCGACGGTGGTTGACCCGCCCGTCAACGGGACGGATGCGGCAAGCAAGAACTACGTGGATGTGAACGGCGGGTCCCAGCTGCTCGGGAGCGCCAACACGTGGACAGAAGACCAGACGTTCACGGGCGGTGCAACGGTCATCGACCCGCCCGTCCACGGGACGGATCCCGCGTCGAAGAACTATGTCGACGGCCTGCCGGCGCGGAACAACGCGTTCAGCGGACAGAACACATTCAGTGCAACCAACGTGTTCACAGCGGACCAAAAATTCACGGGCGTAAGCTCCGGCGTGGCGTGGCAGTTGGACGTCGACCAGAACGGCAACCTTGTCAAGCGCGGCGGCGCGTTACTGCTCGGCACATGGGACGCGAGCCTTGTGTCGCTATGGCAAAACGGTCTTGAGAGGTGGGTCTGGAACGCGGATGGGAGTCTGTCCGCGATCGGGGCGAACGCGATCCATAACCTCACCGACCCGACGAGCGCGCAGGATGCCGCGACGAAGAACTATGTCGATGCGAGCGGTAGGATCCGAGCGTGGGGCCTCTTGACCGTCGGAGCACAAAACCCCACGAACAACCCAGGGATGTATTACGTAAGCGTGCAGGGCTTCGGGATAGCGAGCGCATGGGGCAGCGGCGACAACCTTACGATCTGCGTGAAGCTATCTACCACCCCACCGGCCAATTTCATCGTGTTGGCCACTGTTGCGTCTGGTACGGGGGCGACTTTTGCAGTGAACCAAGGCAGACTCGGAGAGGACCCGAACGACCTCCACCTGGGTACAGACCAGTTCTACTCCACTGGACTGGCGTTCAACGTCGCGATCATTTACTGAGGAACCTACTGAGCCGTGCATCCCGCCGGCATCGGCGAGTCGTTCGTGCAGGGCAGGTTTGACTGATAGCAATCATTGCCGTAGGGCTGGCACGTGCCGCTACCGTCGGCAAACTGGAAACACCATGCCACCCACGCGCCCGCCTTGTTGTAGTAGTTGCAGATGGCGCTAGGCGGATTCCCCTTCGGATAGATGACCGTGGTGTGCGTCCATCCGTTGGCGGTCGCCTCGTTCGTCGCCGGGTTGCTTCCGCCACACGCCGTCAGTGCGAGTGCTGCAAAAACCGCTGCGATCCGAGTTGTCGTAGTCATGATGGTGGCCCTCTCAGTGGGCTGTAGGCGCGGGGCATCCGTGCCTGAGATGCGCGGGTTTCGGCCGGCCGGCCTAGCCCCGCACCCGGGGAGACGGTAGTGCATCATCCCGGCCACCCCCGCGGGCGCGCGATCACTACGATTTCCGGCGCGCCGGGGCGGGGCGGCGCGGCCCCATGGGTGAGCGGCGTGGCCCGGCGCCTCGCGCGCGCGTGTCGTGGCGACGTGGGATTGACACGAAGGCGGCCCTTGCGTCGGGGCGGAACGTGCAGACCGCGGCCATGGATCTGCTCCTGCGCCTCGTTCGCGACCTGCCCGATGCCATGACCTACGTGAACAAGCACGCACCGTGAACAACAGGTGGGGCCGCCCCGAGAGGCGGTCCGGCTTACAGCAGGACCCGGTACTCGGTGAGGAGCGCACGCGCGAGCGCGCCCGCGCACCCGGGGAGGCGCGGCGCCGGGCCGCGGGTCCGGGCGGGCAGCCGGGCCCACGCGAGGTAGGCGGGCGCGAAGCCGCGCAGCGCGTCGACGAGCTTCTGCCGCCGCAGCCACCGCCACCCCATGACGCGCAGGGCGTGGGCCTCGAGGGACTCGTGCCCGATCGCATCGGCGAGCGATAGGCGGGGGGCGGGGTGGGGGCGCGCCCCCCGCGCGTCGGCACCGCATCGGGCGCATCGGAGCGACCCGATGACGAGCGCGCGCGCGCAGCGGGGGCAGACGACCGGCACGGGGGCGAGCGTAGCGCGTCCGGGTCGCGATAGGTAGGCGTGATGTCGCCCGCCAACCGCACCCCCGAAGCGCGCGCAAATGCAAGCGCCATGATGTCGCGGCCTCGGCCCGGTCGCGCTCGGCCGGATACAGGCGAGGCCGCACCGTGAGCACATTCCTCGATGACTTTCAGTACCTATGGACTTGGCTCAGGCAGCAAGCGATGCCGTCCGGCATCGTGTTTTACGCGTACACCCCGGGTAGTGGTTCCAGCATCACCGCAAATGCACAATGGGAGAAGATCATGGCAAGCGTGACGATCACGGACGCACAGCAAGTACCGGTAACCGTTCAGGCCGTCGATGCGCGCGGCAACCCGACGACGAGCTTTCCGTCGGCGCCGGCATGGTCGGTGTCGGATCCGACCATCCTCTCGGTGGCGGCCGATCCGACCGGGCTTTCCGCGGTGGTCGCGGCGGTGGGCGCGCTCGGCACCGCGCAGGTGACGGTGAGTGCTAGCCTCGGCGGCGCCTCGGTGACGGGCGTGCTGAGCGTGAGCGTGGTGGCGGACGCGGCAACGACCCTTTCGATCGTCCCCGGAACGCCGGTCGCCGAACCGGCCGCGACGCCAACGCCGGGAACATAACCACCCCATGGGCGCGCTCTTCACAAGCGACGCGGTCAAGCAGGCGCTCACCGCCGTTTCACTCTGCGCGGGTTTACTCGCCGCGCACATGCCCGACGGGGCCGTGAGAACCGTCGCCGCGACCATCTTCGCAATCGTAAGCTCGCTCGGAATCGTCTCGGGCGGGACGTCGGGATCGCAACCGGCCAAGGCCGCACGCGCCGAGCACCCGGCGGTCACCACCACGGCGACGCCGCCGCCACACGGGTTCGTCGACCGCCGGTTACTGCGCATGCTGCTCGCCATCGCGATCGGGCTTGCCGGCGCGGTCGCCGCCTGCAAGACCTTGCAGGGCGCGAGCGGCACCGCAACGGTCACCACCGCAAGCGGCGCGCAGGTGACGGTGAGTGCGGGGAACGGCACCGAGTGCGTCTCCGATACGCACTGGCTCGCCCTGCCCGGCACGAACCTAGAATGTGACAGCGTGTGCGCCTCCGAGGTGCCCGGCGCGACGACCATCACCGTGCCATGCCGGGCGCAGGGCGACCCGGCGACCACGATTTTGTTACAGTTCCCCATTCCGATCGGTGGATCGGACGGAGGTGCCCTATGGATGAAACCCAGACACGCGATGTGACGACGCTCGTATGCCCGCGGTGCGGGGCGGCGCTCCCCGAGATGGTGGCGCCGGCCGCGTTCGGCGCGGTCGCGTTCGCATTTTGCCAACCGTGTAGTCGCCACGTGCGGTCCGACGAGGCGATCGTGCTCTCGGCTCGGGCGGCGGAGGTGCCGGTGCGGACCGTGTGGTCCGCCCAAACGTGGGCGGAACGCGGCCCGGAGACCGAGGCGAGCGCGATCCGCGAGCTCGCGGTGCCGTCGGAACAGCGCGCGCCGTCATCCGGGCCGCTCGCCTATCAAGACGTTCGGCCGGTCGCGCATGCATTCGGCGACGGGCAGGGCACCCGGATCGGGGCGCGGCACTGCGTGATCTGCGGGCGCCCGGCGCACGAGGGCGGGCGCTGCCCATATGGCGCCGGCCGACGCTGAGACGCGCGCATGGCGGCCGGGATTCTGGCGCGCGTTCCTACCCGGCATCCTCGGCCGCCGCCGCGCCGACCGGCTCGGATGGGGGGTCCGCGTGGTGCGCGATCTCGGATTCCCCATCGCCGTGGCCTGGTACCTTTTGGCGGCCCTTCCGGCGCGGCTCGATCATGTGCTCGAGCGCGATCGGGAGCTCCGCCAAGAGCAGGCCGACGCGGTGCGCGACGCGGTGCGGGAGGAGACGGCCGCGCTACGCGCTCAGACGAATGCACTCACCGTGCATATTACGCAGCAGGAAAAATTGAACGCGGTCATGCTCGACCGCACCCGGGTGGTTATTCGCGCGGTGCGCGATCGGCCGACGACGACGACCGTCATCGTGCAGCCGAGCGGGAACGGCGCCACGCCGGCCCCGGAGCCGAAACCGGAGCAGCCGAAGCCGGCGCCGCACCGGTGGTGGCCGTGATCGGCCGCGTTGACTTTTGGTTGGGGGTGTTCGCGACGGGCTTCGCCGTCTGGTTCGCCATCCGACTGCACGAGGCGAAAGAGCAGCGCTGGAACGGCGAGCGCTCGGCGGCGCAGGAACGCCGGCACGTGGAGACGCTCAACGGGATCGCCGACTCGAAAAGGCTCTCGTCGCTCCTCGCCGGCCGCTACGCCGAGCACGGCGAGCGGATTGAGCGGATCGAGAAGCGGCTCGATGCCCTCGAGAGCGGCCCCGAACGGGCGCAAGCGGGGCGCAATGGTTGAGCACCCGCAAGAGAAGGCGCTGCGGGCATCGGCGGAAAGATGCCGGCAAAGGGCCGCGCGCTCGCCCCACGGGATCGCTCACCACCTGTGGATCGCCGCCGCCGAGTGGTACGAGCGGGCGGCGGCGAAGGCGCTGCGCGGCGAGCAGGCGGAAGCACGCGCCGTGAAATACGACAAGGATCCGGGCGATACGGACTAGGGGGCCAGCGTGGAACTCACCATCGAGCTCGCCGAGGAAGAGAAGCCCGACGAACGGTGGCTCGCCGCGGTGCCCGAGTTACCGGGGGTGATGGTCTACGGAAAGTCGCGCGGCGAGGCGCTGACGCGTGCGACCGCGCTCGCCCTGCGCACCGCCGCCGATCGCTTGGAAGCGGGCGAGTGCGCGGCCCCCACCACCGTGAGCTTCACGGCTCACTTAGCCCGGCGTGCCCTTCCCGAGGAGCGCCATCGGAGTCGTTCCCATCGCTTTGGCCATGGTCTCGACCATCTCGAGGGGCGGGGTGCGCTGCCCGCGCTCGAGCATCGAGACGTAGGAAACCGAGATCCGCGCGCGCTCGGCGATGTCGCGCTGGGTGAGGTTCTTCTTTTCGCGTAGCCGCCGCACGTTCGATGCGAATGTCTTTGCAAGTGCCATTCGTTCACCCTACGCGCACGTGCCTGGCAGTGCGTTTGTCTTTTTGGGGCGTGACAAGTAGTTACGGCGTGGCTTGCCGTCCCGACCGCCGCCGGGCGTGCGGCCGGCGCGCTTACACCGGCCCATGACAGCGCCCCCGGGCGGGTGACTTGATCGGGTATCACCGTGAGGCACGCGCCCATTATGGCCCGACGCACCTGGCTGTGCACCCACTGCCGAACGCCGCTCTTCTACCATTGGCGCCACGACGCTTACTTTTGCCCGCGCTGCGACCGATGGGCGGAGGATCCGTGTGGCGACCCCGAGTGTGAGCTATGCGAAAGGAGGCCGACGTTGCCATCGCAGGCGCACCGCACGATCGCGCGTGCGGGCGCGCTTGCCGTAGCGCTGGCGCTCGCCCTTGCCGCGGGTGCGGTGAGGGCGGACGCGCCGGCTACCCCGCCGCCCGCCGTGCCCGTTGTCGAACCCGCACCCGAACCCGCACCGGTAGTCACCGGAGAATCGCCGCTCTGCGTGCGGCTCACCCCGGATCTGTCGCTGCATCTGAACCTGTCCATGGGCGGCTACGGGTACGATCTCGCGCGCGGGCAGGGGGTAGGGCTCGTCGCCTTCTCGGGTCTCTACGCGCTCGATTGGCGCCGCCTCATCGCGGTCGGCGGCGGGATCTCGTTCGAGACCATCTCCATCGGCTCGGCGGCGGCGGTTTTGGTAGCCGGCCCGGCGCTGCAATGGGGTTCCATTCGCCTTCGCCCGGCGGTGATTGCCTCCTACCGGTTCGCCGGCCCCGTTGACGGTTGGTTAATTGCCGCCGCCCCGACGCTCGAGCTGTAGCGCCCGATCACGCCTCCGCGCGCGGGCTCGCCTTTCCGTTTCGTCCCTTCGCCGCCGCGGTTCCGGGCGTTGTCGTGGTGGCCGCCTTGCGTCCCCGCTTCTTCGCGACCTTCCGCGTTGCGGTGCGCGGCGCGCTTTTGGCCGTGCGCTTCTTCGCCTTCTTGGCGGGCGCCATTAGGCCACCGCCTTCGCGGCCTTGCCGACTACGGGCGGGAGCCCCTGCCCACGCACGAACCGTGCATCGACGCCGTACCGGTTCACGATCGCCGTTTTCGTTCCGAGCCCGGTCGCCGCCATTACCCATGTCGGCACGCGCCGCGCCCGGTTATCGGGGATCCAGATCCGTCCCGGACCGCGCCCGCGGCGGTGACGTCGCGAGCGCGACACCGTGGTGGTGGCCGCCGTTTCCTCGGTCGCGGTGGGCGGCATGGTGGCCGCCATCATCGCCCGTTTCAGGTTCGCCTCAAGCGTTTCACGTCCCAGCCGGTGGAGGCCGGTCACGAACTCGGTTGTCAATTTTTCGATCGTCGACATTGCATCCTCTCCGGGTACGGTATGGCAACGTATGGCCACACTACCCGCGTAGGATATTGCGCCGCGCGGGGGGGGGCGCAAGGGGCTGCTCGCTTTATGCCGCCAAATTTCGCCCGTGACGCGCGATCGGTCGCCGGGGGATGCCGGGCACCGGGCACGGTGGGGATCGGCCGCGGACGGCGAAGTGCGGCCGGCGTTAGTCGCGCCCCGCGGCGGTGGCCGGGTCCGGATCCGCATCGGCCGCCGCGCGCAAGCGGCGGGCGACCGCGAGTAGCGCCCCATGCTGGGCCCGGATGTCGCCCGACTCGCAACCCTGCCGGTCGAGGAGGTCCGCGAACCGGGCGAGCGAGCGGGCACCCTGCTCGACCACCTTGGCCGCGACGAGCGCGTGGGCGGCGGGGAGCGACAGCTCGATCCGGGTCGCGGTCACGTGCGCCCCCGCTTGGTCTTCGCCCCCCGCGGCTTCCCCGCCTCGATGCTTGCTTTGAGCGCCGCCGCGAGCGGGAGCGGCGCCTCGCGCCCCGGCGCCGGAACGGCGATGATCTCTTTCCCCGCCCTCTTCGCCTCGACCGCTTCGACGGTGCGTGCATATACACGGTCGGGATATGCGGCCGGATCGAACGTGCCCGCGTACCGGGTGACGAGGGCGAGGCCGAGTTTCGCGAGCCCGGCCGCAGGCGCGGGCGGTGCCTCTATCTCGGCAATGGGCCGCACCTCTTCCGCGCGCAAGAGCTCCTGCACGACGAGCCGGCGCCCGGATTCGCGCACCGCGACGAACAGATCCGCGCCGCGGGTGCGCCAGTGCGCGAGGCCGACGCGGCCGGACAAATGGAGCGCGTCGACTAACAGTGCATAGCCGTCCCCGTGCCCCGGTTCCGGCCCGAGGTAGTGCGGGCGCGCCCAATGGATGGGATCGATCGACTCGGCCGGCACGCACTCGCCTATCTCGATCGCCGGATCCGGCTCCTCGGTGAGCGCTTGCCGCTCCTCTTTACTGAACGTGACGTATTGGTCTTTGCCGACCTCGACGCCCGCGTGCAGGGCATCGCGTGGGAGCGCGGCCGGCGCCGTCCTCTCCTCGCAGCGCGGGCAATGGTACTCTTGCCGAACGCGCCCATTGCACGCCCAGTGCAGGTAATGAAACGCGACCCGCGGGGGGTCGAGGATCGCCGGATAGACCCGGACCGGGATCGCGACCCGGCCGAGCCATATCGTCGCCGACCCCATCGCCTTGGCCATGCCCCCTACGATAGGGGCCCCGCTTGTGTAGTGCATGTCCGGGGGTAGATAGCGGGGCGCGGGTGAGGTGCCAGGCGGATAGGCGCCCGGTGCCGGATTGGCCCGTCTCAGCCTTCATTGCCGCGATTTGCCAGCGCCTCTTGGCGCAATTGCTCGGACGCCTCGCGCCGTCGCTGCTCCTCTCGCGCCCGCCTCGCTTCAACTTTCTGCTCCCGCACCTCCTCGGGCGAAGGCGCGAACTGTGCCGCGAACCGATCGAATTCCCACAGCGTGCTAACGCGCGGCCAGTGCGTGCTCGCCAGGGCGCGCCGCATGCGATCGTCGAGCTGGTTTTCGATGCCAAGGAATCGCAGCGCGAGCCGTTCGGCGGCGACGCGGTCGCGCCCTTCGTCCGCCGCGCCGGGCACATACGCGGCGCCCCCGCGCATTTCGGCGTGGACCGCCCCCCATGCCGCGAGCACCTGCCGCACCGCCTCGGACGGCGGCGCTACGGGGGGTGGGGGCGGAAGGAACGACAGCTGCGGCGGGAGGTCGACGAGCACGAGCGGCGGTCGCGTGGGCGCGACCGCTTGCGCGTGCGCGCCCCCCCCCCTTGTTTGATCTTGTTTATTGTTACTTGTAAGAACGGTGAGCGATTGGGTGAGCGGGGGGGTGAGCGGGGGGGTGAGCGCCCCGCGATTGGGTTCCCCGTTTGGCCAAATAATATCCCTGTGTCGTCCCCATCTTAGAACCGAGACGCCCCGAATCTGGGGGGTGAGCGGGGGGGTAAGCGCCGGGGTGATCTGTGCGGTGCCGCCCGCGCGGGGCGTCCGTAGTGACAGCCAGTGAAGGTTTAGTAGGCGGTCGCGAAAACGGCGGACCACCCAGATCTCGCACCGGTGGCGCCGCGCAAACGACTTGAGGCCGAAGAAAGTTTCGCCCGCATCCAGCCACACTTCCTCCCCGGTTCGCGTCGACAGCTGCCATCCGGGTTGCCAGGTACACTCGTCGATGAGTTTCCACATGAGGGCGCGTTGCTCTTCCGTGAGGCAGAGCGCCGCGTCTCGAATGAGCGCTCGCGGGTGGACAATGAACGAGCCGCGTGAGCGCCGACGTTCTTTTTGCTTCCGCATCGGGTTACCTTTCGATTGACGGGAAAGCGGCGGAGCAAACACCCTGCACATCGGGTATGTCAAACCGCCCCGGCGGTGTTGTGAGTGGCGGTGTGATCATGTGGCCGGGCGCGTGAATAAGCGCGCGTATGACCGCCCGCGTTATGCCCGCACTTCGGGCAGGGCGCGCGTTTCGCCTTGCGGGCATTGTTCAATGCGGTAATTGGCATTCACGCATCGTCAAGATGTGCCGCGCTCGCGCGCCGCCAATCCGCCGCAATAGGGCCCCAACCCAATGCGAGCCTTTGCGCGCTGCGGTCGGTCGCCTACCATGGGCACTCTTGATGCCGCCGCCCGCCCGCTCGACAGCCACACGCGAATGGTCTCGCTGTCGCACCGGCCCAAGCACCTACCCCCCCCCCCCCCACGAAATAGCTAGGTCGCCAGCGGTGCGGCGGAGGTGCGCGGCGCGGAAGGCGCGCCCGCACCTTGCGGGCCGACCGCCGGCCGGGCCGGATCGGGGTTCACTTTGCGCAAACCAAGGGAGGTCGCACGATGGCGCGTGCCACGCTACAGCCACAGCCGGACGTCGATCCGCACGCAGAGATGTCGGCGGAGCTCGAGCGGCTGCTCGACGAGGCAGACGACCTCGACTCGAAGGCGCATGCGGTGCGCGCGATGTTCCGGGCCGAGCGGAAAGTCATCGCCGATGCGATCGGGCGGGTGGCGCCTGCGGCTCAAAGGCCACATAGGCTCGCAGATCGAGATCCCCGGGACGGAACTAAACGGACGCACGCGTTCACGCGAAGTGTTGGACATTCTCGAGGCGGCGGGACGGATACAGGATCCCGCACAGGAGCCATAGATTTGATATCCGACCAGCATGTGGTGCACCGGTTGCCCCGGCGGATCCTGCCCGGCAACGGGCGCGATCCCGTAACGGTGACGCTCTCGCCCGGCGAGATGGTGACGCTTTCGTTCGCGCTCGGGGCGGCTTTCACGCGCTCCGCGCACCTGCACGAGCCCATGGAGATGCGCCAAGGCTTCGTCGATTTGAGCGACCGCCTGGCGGCGGCGCTCGAGACGCAAATGAAACGCGCGCACCCGCTCGAGCAGATTCTTTTGGCGATTGGTGAGGGGATCCGCCGTGCCCGTGCGCGGCTCGCTCTCGTTGTACGATGGGCGTAGGGGTCGGCCGGGATAGGCCCGGCGGCGGGGCCGGCGGCGAATGCGAAGGCGCCGCCGGCCTTGATTTCACGGAAAGGACACAACGCATGAAGTGCATCTTTGGGGGTGCCATCGCGGGACGGAGTCCTATGGCTTGCGCGGTCTGCGGCTGTACCGAGTCATCCCCGTGCCTCGGCGGCGCCGAATGGCCCGGGGATCCCATCTGCCGGATCGTGACCGATCCGGCGCTGCTCGCCCCGGGCGACTGCTGTCATTGGGTCGTGCGTGGCCCCATCTGGATCTGTAGCGCCCATACCGTGCGCGAGGTCGAGGAGGCCGTCGAGGCCATCGACGACTACCGGTACCTGTCCGAGAGCGGCGTCCTCGCCCAGATCCTGCGCGCGATACGGGAGCAGCAGCCGTGAGCGGGCCGACGCACGTCATCTGCTACGACTGCTGGTACCGCGACGGGCGCGCCGAACGGCTCGTCGACCGCCCGCCGGATCCGGAGACGCTGCGGCCGAGCCTTCGGCCCGTGCGGAGCGTTTGGCCGGGGTGGCCATCCGAATGGCCGAGCGAGCGGTGCTGTTACTGCGGCGCGGCCTCCGAGGCGGGGCTCTACGTCGAGCGCGGGCCGCGCCCGCCCGCCTGCGGCGGCGTCCACGGTGGCAACAACGGCGGCGGCACCCCGAAGAAGGGGGCGCGGTGATGCTGGGGATTATGCTCACGATAGTGACGGTAGGTGATGCCGCGCTCGCCCTCATGTTCCTGCGCGCGCGGCGCGACGCCGCCCTGGCGCGCCGCGACGCGGAAACGTGGCGTGCGCGCGCCGAGACGTGGCGCGCCCGTGCCGTCCGGTGGAGCCACGGCAAGGACGCGCCCATACCGCGCGAGGTCACCCATGGGACATAACTGCGTCTACTGCGGGGCGACCGCGGAAGCCGGGCGCGACCCCGACTCGATCGAGATCCTCACTTGGTCCTACGGCGAGACGATCCAGTGGCCGTGGGGGTCGCTCGCGTCGACCTGCCCGCGGTGCTGGCGGCGGCTCAAGGCCGAGCGCGCGCGCCTTCGCGATGCGTTCCGCGCGCCGAAGGAACGGCGATTGCGATCGGTCCCTAAAGACTGAGAGTCAAACGGCATGGATGACGGAACACGCGCGCCCGCGGGCGCCGCGGATGGGCCCGCCTTGTGGTGCGGGTGCCCGGCCGGGAAACGGTGGGGGACCGATGAGCGCTGCAAGGCGCACGGATGGGGTGCCGATCTGCCCGAGCTGTGGTGCGGCTGCCCCGATCCGCACCCGGGCGGGACGCGCGGTGACGGCGCATGCGCCACGCACGGCGCGCCCCCACCGCCGCCGCTCACGCGGCCCGACGGGCCGGCGCCCGAGCCCGTAGAAGGCGAACCCGCGCCCCCCGCGCCACCCGCGACCTGCGAACACGGGCCCGAGTACCGGCTGCCGGGGTCGCGCATGTGCGTCCTCTGCCGGCTGCCCAACCTCGCGATCCTCGGTAGCCGCCGCCGGCCGGCCGGGACGCGCTGTCACTGCGGGGCACGCTGCGCCTGCGACCACGCGACCTACCACACCCGTGACGGCGCGTGCACGGCCGCGCTGTGCACGCGCGCGCGCGGCACGCCGGTACCGGTGCCGGTGCCCGACGAGCGCGAACACGCACCCCTACAAACGCATGAACCCGGGCGCGAACCCGGCGAGGAGGTGTGAACATGGACCACGCCGCAAAGAACAGAATCACGCCGCCCGGGGGATGGAGCATGCCGCAACCGCCGGGGTGCACGTGCCCCGACGCCGGCTATGTCTCGCCGATGGGCGGCTGCCTGCGGTGCCATGCCCCGCCGCCGCCGCTTGCCCTCGCGGATCGCCCCGCGCCCGCCCCGCCGCCGCCTGCTGTCGCTAAGGCGGTCCCGGGCGACCAAGAACACAAGCCCCGGAGGACGACCGTGCTCCCTTCGCGCGGGGATGGTGCGACGGAAGGCGACGGGCAGAAGCCGCGGCGCATCCGGAAGCGTCGCCTGCGGGATCTCGACGGGGCGGAGCGACTCGACGTGCGACAGGTCGAGAGCCTTCTCGGCTACAGCCGGCGCTCGGTCGAGCGATGGATTCTCGATCGCGGCTTCCCCCGTCCGCACTACGTCCGACGTAGCCGCAAGCGCATCTGGGTGGCGGCCGAGGTGAGGGCATGGCTCGCGGCAAATGAGCTTGTTCGCCCCGGGGGGAACGACGAACACCCGTAGTGCGTCGCGGTTGGTCGCGCTCTGTCGTGATCGCCCCCAATGTTCACCCCGTTGTTCACCCCAAACCGCCCCCCGCGCTCTCTGCGTAAAAAAGAAGGCCGCGATGTGTCGGAGTTTCCCGAACAACATCGCGGCCTTTTGTGGTCGGGGAGACAGGATTCGAACCTGCGACCCCTTGGTCCCGAAGAATATTGCGCGCACAACGCGTACCGCGACAAAACGCGCCAGAGCGCGTAACCGCTTATACTTGGGACCGTTTTTCCGTGTCGCGGTTTGACGCGGATCAACGCTATTTGTGAAGGTTTCCCCAGTGTTCACCCCGGGGTGAACAAAAATGATGCTTCACATGGGCCTGGCGATGTGGTTTTCTGCCTGTCACATCAAGAGGGGCCGCAGTGTTCACCCCAGGAGGCACTTCGGCGCTGCTCGGACCCGGGCGCATGGCGTAGTCCGAACAGTGGGGGCGTACCCCGCTCCTGTCACAAAAAAACGGGCCCCAAAGCGGTTCGCAGCCGCCGCGGAGCCCTCACCACCGGAACCTGTCAAGGAGGTTCGATGGATCCCCGATACACTAGCACGCCGCCGTTCGGATTCACGGACGCTTGGATACGAGACTTGCCGGACGGGCGGTACGATCGGTTTGACCGCGGCCTTTGCCTGCGCGTGTACCCGACCGGCAGCAAGATGTTTCGCTGGTACTATCAGGTGGTGGACGCAGATGGGAGCCGCGAAAACCGATCATTGGTCCTGGGCCCATGGGGGCATCCGAGCGGCAAGACGGATGAACAACTGACGGTGAACGACGCGCGCGCCCTTCTCGAACGCGCCAAGGCAGCCCATAGCACCGGGAAGCTCATCGAGTTCGAGACCAAGATGGGCCGCCGCTCCAAGTCGCGCACGATGGGCGGCGGCGGAAAGACCATCGGCGAACTCGCCGAAGAATTCTATCGGTTGCGGATTGTCCCGAAGCGGTCGGTTCCGCATGAGGTTCGGCGGACGCTCGATGCGGACATTCTCCCGGCGCTCGGAAAGAAGCCCCTGGCCACCTGGGCCGCGAACACGGCGCAAGCTCGGCAGGACTGCCGAGACATCGTGCTTGGCGTGGTGCGGCGCGGTTCCCCGACGCAGGCCGGAATGGTCTTTAGCCACCTGCGCCAGTTTTTTCGGTGGCTCCGGAGCTACGGGGAGGATCTCTCCGTGAACCCCATGGATGCACTCGATAAGGACGCCCTCGGTTGCGTGAAGAACCGGCGCAGGCGTTACCTTTCGGAGCATGAGATCCCGCTTTTCTGGCGCGCGGTAGAAAAGCGAACGGGTGATGAGGTCATCGAGACCGGAATGGCATCGTGCGCATTCAGCCCATGCGGGCGCGCCGCGAGAGCAAAAGGGCTCTGCTATGGCCATTACCGGCAGATGAAGCGTGGACGCGCGCTCGTTCCGCTTGAAGGGATGTCGCGTTCGGTGCAGCTCGGCCTGCGCATCCTATTGTTGGTGCCGGATCGGACGGGGGAATTACTCAGGGCCGAATGGAAGGAGCTGGATCTCGAGGGGGCCATCTGGATCGTCCCCATCGAAAATCAGAAGCTACAGCCCAAACAGATCGCCCACGCGGAGGACCGCAGGATACCGCTCGTACCGCAAGTGCTGTCGATGTTTCGTGAGCTGAAAAGCCTGGCGGGGGATTCACGGTTTGTGATGGCAAGCAGCGACTCCGAATCGGGGCGGCTGAACGACAAGGCACTTATGCGGGCGCTCAGCCGTATGCAGGCCGGCGAACGCCGGCAGAAAGGGCAGAGGATCCGCGTGCCGCCCTTGCTCGATCTCCCCGGTGGGCACGTCACGGTGCACGATCTTCGCCACACGTTCCGTACGCTCGCCCCGAAGAAATGCGGCGTTCTCCCCTTTTTCGCCGAGCGGTGTATCGGTCACGTCGAGGGCGGGATGGAGGGGTACTACAGCCACGATGACTATTTTGACCAGCGGCGGGACGCGCTCGAGCGCTGGACGGAATACGTCTACCGGCTCGTGGAGCCCACGAGCTCGAACGTATCCTTTCTTCCGCCCAAGGGCGCACAGAGCGGCTAGGCGCGACACGGCTAGGCACTAGGCGACGCGAACACGCAGACCGCGCCCGGACGCGACAGACAGCGACCAATCGCGAAACATGGCGACATGCCGGCACATGGCGCGGTGAGACGCGGCTTGGCGCTGGCAGGCGGAATCCGCACGCGGGAACGCGACGGCGCCGGCCGCCGGGATCGGGGGGGCCGGTGGCTCACCCCGGCATGCGCCGGCCGGCGCCGTCGTGACCGTGAGATAACGGCCGTGACTCGGGGTCGCCCCCTAGTCCCCGCCGGGGCTCCCCGCCGCGGGTTCGTCCCGGTCGAGCTCGGCTCGCAGCGTCTCGAGCGAGGTGGTCACGAACACGCACTGCTCGACCACTTCCGGGCATTGCGTCGTGCACCCGTGCGGGCACGGTTTCAGTGTGATCGCGTTGTGGGTCGCAATGCACGCACGGTGCGTGTGCGCGAGATCGTAGGCGATGATCACGCGCGCGGCCTCACGCGTTCGCCTGCCCGGCGGGGTTTTTGAGCTCCCGCTCTACTTGGTCGGCGACCCACCGCAAGAGGCGCGGGATCCGCGCTTGGAGTTCGAGGGGCGCCTGCGCCCGGAAGGCGTTGCCGTGGGGGCCCGCTAGGATGAGGATCACCGCCCCGTGCGCGCGCGCGTGTTCCCGCACGTAACTGCACAGCTCGTCATATCGCCGCGATTCGATCGACTCGATCGGCATCGACCCTCCCGCGCGCGGTCATAGCACAAAAGGGCGACGGGCCTAAGGGGTGACGCCCGGCACGCCCCGGACGGTGCCGGCAGAACCGGCAGAATCCGCGTGATCCGCGTGAGATGCAGGCGAAGCGCTACGCGCCATCGTTCAGGACCCGGAAGGCCGGGGTCCGATTCACGGGCTCGTCGCGATAGCGCGCGGTCCATTCGGCGAGCGTCGGGAGCCCAAACATCTTCTTTTCGAGGCGGCGCCGCGCCTTGCCGCGCAGGCCGATATGCAGGGCCCATAACACAGCTAGTGGAATGAGGCCCACGCCGACGGCGCCGGCCTCGGGGCGCTCGTCGTGGAACCGGATCGCGCACTCTATCGCGTAGCGCTCGAGCCCGCGGGTATCGTAGCGCTCCACCGTTTCGCGCCGGGCCTCGGGGGCGCACAGCTCGGGTGGGGTCCGGACGGCGAGCCAGCGGCAACAGCCGGGCCGATCGTCATACACACGACAAGTGTTATCAGCCGCGAGAAAAAGGCACGGGATGCGCCGATCGAACCAGTCGCCGCGGTCGGTGCAGGTCGCCACCTCGCGCGCGACGGCGAGCAGGCGCGACACCCAGACCTCGCTATCGGGGGACCGGGCCACCCACTGCGCGAGGAGATACGCCTCGGGGAGGGTGGTGAGCGCGAGGAGCTGGCAACAGTGCGCGCACCCCTTCCGGCACGACACGTGCTGGTCGCGGACGATCTGCTTCTCGAGCACATCGTCGGCCTCGCGGTACATCCGGCGCACTTCGTCCGCCAAGAGTGCCATCGGTTGACTCTAAGTGCGTACGCGCATCATGCGCCCCTCGCGGTGGTCATGGCTCATTACCCTCTTTTGGGCGGCGGTAGCTGCTCGCGGATGATCTCGCGTGCGTCGTCGCGATCGTACCCGGCGCGGAGCAGCCGATCATAATCGGTCGCATCGTGCCGATCCGACACGACGTCCGCGATGCGATGCGCTTCCCTAAGCGAGATCTCGCCATCGGCGAGCCATCGCACCGTGCGTGAAGTGGCGGGCAGTGCTAGCTCGCGGGCCGCGTCGGCGCGCGACCACACGCACTTGTGTTGCCCGGTGATGCATGCCACGCTGGTCGTGACCGGCTCCTGACACAGCGGGCAGAGCTCTCCGGACGCGATACGGCGCCGGATATCGGCCTCGCGCTGACGGGACTCGCGCGCGGAGGCGCGCTCCCGTGCAGCGTAGATCGCGCGGAGCTTCCGGCAGGTGCCGGCATGCTCCTCCTCTAGCTGCGCCCACGTTGCGACGCGCACGGTTACTCCCCGCGCACGCGCCGCCTTCACCGCGCCGCGCGTATGATGCTCGCGCGCGACGGTACATCCGCAGGCGAGCACTCGTGTTTGCCGAATCATGCGCCCCTCGCCAATTTCTCGAGCGCGGCGCGCGCCCGTTCGGGGTCGTCGAGCGCGGCCTCCTTGGCCGCGCGCGATACCCGCAGTGACAGGACCACCCGCGCGGCGTCGGCCTTGGGTTTGCGCGCGGTGAGCGGCTGCCCGCGCGCGAGCTGGGACAGGTGCGTGCGGCAGAGGCCGTGGCCGTGCGCGGCTAGGCCACAGCCCAGGAATATGCAGGTGGTCATGGGGGATCCTTCCGTGTCGGTGCCTCGATGTCACCGGGTATCGGCCGCACCGTGGGGACGAGGGGGTGGGTGTCGTCGACATTGACGGCGATGGGGGCGAGCCAACGTAGACTTATCTCCTGCGCGCTTTTCGGCCCGGACCAATAATGGTGCCAGTGCGCGCGACGGATATGCGGGCGCGGGCCCGCGTGAGTGCCGCCTCGCGGCTCGCTGTCGTCGTCGACCTCGGCGGCTTGCAGCGCAGCTCCTAACCGCATTCCCACGTCCCACGTAGTCGGGTGATCGGGCGGAAAGAGGCGCAGCCCTTTTTTCGTGCGCGTTGGCCGCGGCTTCTCCGGGCGGGTCCGGGTGTTACTCGCATCGCAGATCTCGGCATTCTCGGCGGATACGTAAAGCACGAGGTTAACGTAGGGTGTGAGGAGCGCCGCCAACTCGCTCGGGCCCACGCCCATGATCCTGATCGCGCGCTCGAAATCCATGCCCGCCTTGTGCGCCTGCTTCCGGCACTCGGCATAGGCGGCTGCGACACCTAGTTCCAGTCCGCCCTGGTCAAGATGGATCGAAAGGACAGATAGCAGACAGGGCGGGCAGTCGATGACGATGCGCAGCTCTTCACTTCCGGTGTTCGCATCGTACTCGAGAAAGGCGAAGAACCCTTCAACCTTTTCGCCCAGGTAACTGTTACCGGGAGTACGGATGTAGATGCACCATTCCGGCATGCGGTGGAGCACCTCGACCGGTATGGCCCCGATCGGCGTTGTCTCGACGGCGGCGCGCATGGCCGGGTGAATCTCATAGATCCCCTGCGTCGCGCGCCAAGCAGCGAGCGCGCCGAACGCCGCTATCGCCCCGCATTCTTCGGGCGACAGGGAGTCGCCCCGACTGAGGATCGCGTATGCGCCCGCCAGCGGCAGAAAACAGTACGGTGGCCAGTTCGGGAGACCTTTCCCGCGCATGGCCCGGAAGCGATCCACCTCCTTCCAGCACGTTGGGATCATATCCTTCATTCGCGTGAGGTACACCGTGGGTATGTGTGTCATGGGGTGCCGACCCCATGCCGACGCTGACCTCGGAGCGAGAGGGCTTCCGGGGCGCACCACACGAGTTTCCCGCCCGCGTAATCGGCATAGAGACGGTGGCGGTCCCAGTTCGTGTTGACGGCGTAATCGAGGTCGTGCAACGGGGGGCCGACGATCGGCACATCGCGGTCGAACCCCTTGCACGATGGGTAAAATATGTCGTAGAGCATCATGGCTATTCCTTTCGGTCGATGCGGCGGCTCCGGAAGGGCGCCCCATCTTGGGGCGCCCTTCACACGTGGTTTACTCGACGTAGTACAGGAGGTACCGATTGGGCGTGATGGGGCTCGAGATGGTCACGACGACCCCGGTGCGCTTCCGCCCGTGTTCCTCCTCTCCCTCGGGCTCAGTGATCCGCATGATCCGGGAGCAGTCGACGTTCACGCAGGCGGGCCGGACCGTTGCCGCCGCGACCGCCTGCGCGATTCGATCGAGCAGCGCGAACGCATCCTCATTCGGCGAGGGCCGCTCTTCCCACTCGTAGTCGTCGTCGGGGACGCTACGGGCGTGGGGCGCCGGGAGCTGTTGCGCGGCAACGGAATCGAGCACGGCGCCTATCACGTCGTATCCCTCCTTGGCCGCGCGCTGCGCCGCGGGACCGGCGAGACCATCCGCCGCGAACGCGCGGATCTCGTCCTTCGCGCGCTCCTGCGCGGCCTTCTTCGCCACCTCGTACGCCTCTCCCCATGCGGTCACCTCCGCCTTTTCACTGTCGGTCAAATTGTTCCACCACATTTTCGGGCTATCTAGCCGTCGCCACGCCTCGATGGCATCATCGCCCCCGGCACGCATCACGGCGAGCTGCTCCTCGGCCCGCTGGCGGTGGAGTGCCTTGGCCGCCCTTTCCTCGGCCTCCTTCCGTTCGGCCTCGATGGCGGCGGCGCGCAGCGCCTTCTCGCGCTCCCGTGCCAGGCCCGCCAGCACATCAGTCGCATCGAACTCGACCGGGACCTCGCCCGTGGCGCGGATCCGCCGGGTGATGGCGCCGCGGATCGTATCCGCGACACCATCCTTCTCCCGGCCGTACCATTCCAATCCCCCGTTCGCCGCGATGCCGATACCGGCCGCCTCCCACTGCGCGAGTGGGGCCGTGACGCTTACCTCTGCGGAGCTCGGGGGCGCCCCGTGCGCCTCTAGCCACTCCACCCGCCCCTCGCTGGGCACCGCATACTCAGGGTAAACCTCGATCGTGACTGTTGCGTCCATGCTGTGCACTCCCTGTTGTTGTCCGGCGCTCCGTGCGCCGGTTCGGGCCTTGGCCCGCGCGGTGCGCCGAGTCGCCTCGGCACGCCGCGCGGGCGGGCGCCCGCGATGGGGCGCCCGACTCCGGGACTCAGGCGGCGAGAGGGGGAGTGGCGGAGGCGTTCAGCTCCGCGGCGAGCGCCTTGGCCTCGGCGAGGGCGCGGGCGTAGGCGCAGCGGTTGGTCGTGCCGATGTTCCGCTTTTCCCAGGTCCGGACCACTCGCACGCACCCGCGGGCGCGCGGCGAGATCATCGCGACACCCGTGATTCCGGCCTCGACCTCGAGCACCGCGACGCGCCCGTAGCGCCCCCAGCACGAGGTCGGCATATGCGCGGTGGCGGTCTGGACGATGTAGCGGGGGGCTGCGATCCGCGTTGCGTTCGTCATGGTGTTGCTCCCGAGGCTCCGTGCCCCTTTTCGTCTGGGTGGCTCCGTGCCGCCCTTGATGTCTCGTACCCTACCGCGCGCACGCCGCACTGTCAACGGTGCGGCGTGTCCCACGATCGGGGTACGTGCCGCACCGCCTATTTGCGCGTGGTTTTGGCCGCCGCGACCATCCACGCATCGAGCGCCTCGCGCACGAGCGCGCTCACGTCCGGCCGTATCGAGCCCGCGGCTTCGGCGCGCCGGGTGGCCTCCTCACGTAGCGCGAGCGCCTGCGCCTCGGTCACGCGCACGAGCATCTGCCAGTGCCCGCGGCGCGCGCGTTCGGGCCGGCGCGCGGGCGCGACTCTTTTCGGTGGCCGCATCGCTGCCTCCTTATAGTAGCTAGGTACCTGGCTAGCGTAGCACGCACAAGCGCGCGGGCGCGCCCCCCCCCTATTGCCCGAGCCACGCTAGCATGCTAGCGTGCCCGCATGCGCGACCCCAACACCGATCTGGACCCCGCCGGCATTCGCATTTGCGCCTACTGCGGGCACCACCTGGCAACCGAGCGCGCGCCCCGATGGGCGCCGCGCCCGACCATCTGCCGCGAGTGCCTCGACGCGCTCGACGAAGACCGCCACGACGCGGCGCGGGAGGACCGTAGATAGCACGCATCAAGTACACAGGCAGTCACGCCACGAACCAACACCGGGAGGCAACACCATGGCGCCACGCAGCAAGGCCGTTGTGAAACCAGTACCACCCGCAGCCGCGCCGCCGGCCGCCGCAAAGGGTCCGTCCAGCGCTGCGGGATACGAGGCATACGACGCGCTGGCGGGGCTGCGCTGGACGGTCGCGAAGACCATGCGCGCGAGCCCGCGTCACTATGCGTTTAGGCTCGCCAATCCGTCCGACGACACTACCGGGCGCGCGCTCGGCCGCGCGGACCATACCGCGGTTTTCGAGCCCGATCGGTTCCTCCTCGACTACGTGCTGTGGCAGGGCGACCGCCGCGCCGGAAAAGCGTGGGAAGCATTCGAGGCGGCGCACGCGGGGAGGACGATCCTGAAGGTCGCCGAGTACACGAAGTGCCTGGCGGTGCGCGACGCGGTGCGCGGGCACCCGGTTGCGGGCAAGACGCTCGCGCGCGGTAAGGCCGAGCAGGTCATACAGTGGGTGGACGCGGCGACCGGAATACACTGCAAGTGCAAGATGGACTGGCTTGACCCCGAGTCCGCGTTGTACGACCTCAAAGGGGTCCCCTCGCTCGAGCCGTCCTTGCTCGCCGCCACGGTGGCGCGCGCCGGGTATCACGGGCAGATGGCGTACTACCGGCGGGGCATCAAGGCCGCACTAGGGGTCGATCTGCCGGCGAAGCTTATCTGCGTCGAAGTGACCGCGCCCCATGACGTCGGCGTGGTCGCGCTCGATGCCGAGGCGCTCGATGCCGGCGACGCCATGGTGGCCGACATCCTGGCCAAGGTAGCTGAGTGCACGGCGAGTAACACCTGGCCGGGCCGGTGCGCAGCGGAAACGACGCTCAGCCTACCGAAATGGGCGATGGGCGCGGGCGCTGACAAATGGGGCATCATCGTGGACGGGGTGGAGATCTGACATGACCGACTATGACATCAACGAGCTATTTCCGCCGCTGGAATCGAAATACCTGAAGGGCGACGACATCCGGGGGGCCGACTACACAATCACGATTAGTGATTTTCGCATGGAGCCGATGGCGGGCCAAAAAGACCCGCTGCCGATGATCTTGTCGGCCGAGCTCGAAAAGGGGTGGATCCTAAACAAGGGCTCCGTTCACTGCGTGGCCGCCATGTTCGGCCGGCGCACCTCGGAATGGATAGGACATCAAGTCACGATCTATTGCGTCGACATCGAAAAGAGCGACGGCAGCCCGGGCAGCGGGATCCGCGTGCGGGGCTCGCCCGAGTTGACGCGCCCGACGCCCCTCGTGATGCCCGGGCGGGGACGGAAAGTGAAACACATGCTCCCGACGAGCGGCGACCCCTCGGATACGCCCGAGGTCCCCGACGAGCTCGAGCAGTACGTGGACGGGGACGAACCGCCGGCCGCGGCGGTTCAGGCGCCCCCTGCCCAGCGCCGGATCCCGCTCGCCCCGGTCGCGGGGGGCGGCGCGCCGTTTTTGGACCCGCACGAGGCGGTGACTAGGCCCGCCGCGCCATTGGGAAGGGCGTCCGTGCCCGCCCCCGGCATCCCCGCGCGTCCCCCCTTGCCGCGCCGGGTGCCCGCTCCGCGCGCACAGACGCGGGCCGAGCCGCGCCGCGCCCCCGCCCCGTCCGGGACCGGTGCGGGGAAGGGGAGCGGGCTAAAGAGCTCACCGGCACGGCGCACCGGTAGAGCGCGCCGGGCACGTCGTTAGTTCCTGTACCTGTCTGCGAGTCGGGTTCCACGGGGCCGCTCTCCATCCGGAGCGGCCCCGTTTCTTTTGCCGCTCCTCTACGCAGGGTGACGCGCCGGAGAACGAGCGCGAATGGGGCGAGCGTACGCTCGCCCGTCGGGCACCGCGTCGCACGGGCCGTGAAGCGCGTCGCGCCCTGCCCGCCGCTTGCGCCCGGCCGCCTGCGGGACGTATCCGCTTCCCACGCCTCGCTTGCGCAGAAGACCCGCGCCCGCCCCGCGCGAGCTCGCCGCGCGCGAGCTCCTACGCCTCGCCCTCGCCTTGGCGGTCGTAATCCACGTCCGGCAAGCCCACCGCGCCGGCAAGCGCGTCCCGGGCGCGCCCGCGCTGCGGGTATGGGATGCGCGCGAGGGCCTGCCCCCGCGGCTTTTGGCGTCCGACCACGTCGCCTGCCCGCACTTTCACGTGCGGTGCATGCCGCTCACCACCTGTCTGGAACGGCAAGAGGCGCGCTGGCCGGGCCGGAACAAGCTCGGCGACGGAACCCTGCGCGACAAGCGCGCCGCTGTGTATGATTACTGCCGGTCCGGCCTCTGCCCGGAAGGCAACGCCTACCGGCGGGCGACGCCGCGGGGATGGGAACCGACACTCGCGGCGAACCCGGGCCGGATGTTTTACCGCACCGACGCGCATGACCAGCACGTGGCGCGCCGCGCCTGGTATCTGTCGCGGACCGGGCCGGACCTCTGCGAGCCGCCCGACATCGACCACCCGCCGGGATGGGGCGAGCCGCATTCGGTGCGGCGCGCCGAGGAGGATTTCGTGCGGCTCGATGACCTCGTCGCGACCAACGTTCGCGGAACGGAAACGCCGCCCGATCCCGACGAGCCGGACGCGGACGGGATCTTGGGGGGCTGAATGCTACGGCGCGACGCGGTGGCGCTTGTGAAACGCGAGGTGGTAGACGCCTTCGCGGGCGCGCTCGAGCGCGATCTCGCGCGCGAACATCGCCTGCTCGACCGGCAGTCGTCCGTCGCTACGGCGACGCACGATGACGCGCGCCTGCTACTGCGGGTCGCACAAGAGTTTCTCGACTACGTGACACGGTGGGAGGGTTAGCGATGAGCGACGCACCAGGGTGCAGACTGGACCGCAAGTGAAACCGTCCTTCACGCCGAATCAACTGCACGTCATCGCGGTGATCAACAACCCGTTGCGGTTTAACTCACGCCTGCGCCTCTTTCAGGAGTTTGCGGCCCGGATGCGCCGCGACCGCGTCAACCTGCACATTGTGGAAGCCGCGTTCGGCGCCCGCGATTACGAGGTGACCGAGGCGGAGGACTTCGACCATGTGCAGCTGCGGCAGACGGACGAGCTGTGGCTCAAAGAGAACCTCGTCAACATCGGCGTGCGCCGGCTGCCTAGCGACTGGCAGTATGTGGCGTGGATCGATGCCGACGTGGAACTAATCAACCGCGATTGGGCGGTCGAGACCATTCACCAGCTGCAACATTTCGCGATCGTCCAGCTCTTCCAGACCGCGGTTGACTTAGGGCCGCGGGGCGAGTCGTTCCGGGTCTACGACGGGTTCGGCTACTCGCACGCGCACGGGCTGCCCATCAAGTGGACACGGGATGTGTACACCGGGATGAACGCGCCGGTGGGCGTCTTCCGTCACCCCGGGTATGCGTGGGCCATGCGACGCGAGGCTTACGACGACCTCGGCGGACTCATGGAGCACGCGATCCTGGGCGCGGGCGACCACCACATGGCACTCGCGCTACTCGGAATGGCCCACTACTCGGTGCCGGCGACGCTCCACCCGCACTACCACGACGAGGTCTACCGCTGGCAGGACCGGGCGACGCGCCACATCCGGCAGAATCTTGGCTATGTGCCGGGGACGCTGTTACACCATTGGCACGGAAAGAAGGTTGACCGGCGGTACATCGACCGGTGGAAGATACTCGAAAAGCACCGGTACGATCCGCTCGTCGACGTGAAGCACGACGCGCAGGGGTTGCTCATTTTCTCGGACCAGGGCATCCGCATGCGGAACGATCTGCGCGACTACTTTAGGTGCAGACACGAGGACTCGATCGACTTCGAGTGAGGGGCGTACACATGGCGAGGAAGAAAGCGGCGGCCGAGGCAGCAACGCTCATACGCTCGCGCATCGTCGGCCACGGGGAGGCCGCCCCGCGCGAGCTTGTTGCGAACCCGAAGAACTTTCGGCGCCACCCGGCCGCGCAGATGGACGCGCTTAGGGGGTCGATTAAGGAACTCGGGTGGGTAAAGACAGTCGTCGTGAACAACACCACGGGTCACGTCATCGACGGTCACGCCCGGATAGAAGAGGCAATCCGCGCCGGGCTCGCGACCATTCCGGTGACCCAAGTTGAGCTGTCCGAGGAAGAGGAGCGGCTCGCGCTCGCGGTGCTTGACCCGATCACCGCGATGGCGCGGCACGACGAGGAGGCTCTTCAGGCCCTTCTTGAAGACGTCGCCACCGACGACGCTGGGATAAACGCACTCTTAGATAAGCTCCGCAAAGAGAAGCCGGTGGACGAGGACACTGAGGGTGCGGAGATAACAGACCACTTCGAGATCATCGTCATTTGTGAAACCGAGGCAGAACAGACCGAGCTGTTGGAACGGCTCACCGCGGAGGGGCGGACGTGCCGAGCGCTCATATCGTAAGGGCGTCCCAAATCGTTGCATCTCCGCGGGTTCTGCAACTGCAAGGCATGTTCGATGTGCCACCCAGCGAGCGAAGCGAGCTCACTTGGGACGTTGCTCTGCCGCTCGACGAGCGCCCTTGGTCGATAGGACTCATTGTCGGACCGTCCGGGTGCGGGAAGAGCACCATCGCGCGCGAGCTCTTTGGCGACCACGTCGTGGGCGGTCACGAGTGGCCCGAGGATCGATCACTCTTAGATGCATTTCCCGAAGGTATAAGCATAAAGGAGATTGCCCTTTTGCTCTCCTCGGTGGGGTTTTCTTCGCCGCCCTCTTGGCTGCGCCCGTTTCGCGTGCTCTCGAACGGCGAGCAGTTCCGGGCCAGCATCGCGCGCACACTAGCAGAGAACCCGGAGTTGTCCGTGATCGACGAGTTCACCTCCGTCGTCGACCGCACGGTCGCGCAGATAGGGAGCGCCGCCGTAGCAAAGACAGTGCGCAGGCGCGGCGCCCGATTCATCGCGGTGAGCTGTCATTATGACATCCAAGACTGGCTGGATCCGGACTGGGTCTATGAGCCCGCAGTGAACAAATTCAGTTGGAGGTCACTTCAAGGACGCCCCCCGATCTCGCTCACCATTGCGCGGGTTCCGGCTTCGTCTTGGGCTATGTTCAAGAAGCATCACTATCTGAGCGCGGACCTCCACCGTACCGCTACCTGCTTCGTGGCGTTCCTGGGCGACCGGCCCGCGGCGTTTCACGCCTATCTGAATTTCGTCGGAAAGCTCGTGGACGCGCGACCGGCGATGCGCGTCCATCGCTCGGTCTGTTTGCCCGATTTCCAGGGCGTTGGCATCGGAAACGCGGTTAGCGACTACCTCGCCAGCATGTGGGCCGGTCTGGGCTATCGCGTTTTTCTCAACAGCGGGCACCCCGCGGTGATAGCGGGGGCCATTCGCTCCCGTGACTGGCTGTGCGTGACAGCACCCAAACACCGACCGGGGGACGGCGGCAAATTCGCCGCAAGGCGGAAAAGTTCGCGGTCCGTGTTACGATTCACTGCCAGCTTCGAGTACCGCGGCGCGTCCATGGCCAGGTGCGATGCTTTGAAGCTCTTGGGACGGGCATGATCGGAGTCGTCGACTTGGATCCTGAAGGCAGCCAAGTAGGACGCACGAACCGAGCGGCGCCGCTCGAGCGATGGGCCAAGGTGCGGGGCGCCGGGAAGAGGTAACGACGCAGTGCGCGGGCCCCGCACCCGGCCGCCTCGCGACCCGGCGGGGTTATGGGGAGCGATCGCCGCGGTCCGCGCCTACTACCTTTTTGCAACAAGGCCGCGCCTCGCCCCCCACACCGCTTGCGGTGCTCCCCGCACTCGACACGCGAATTTGACCGGGGCCCGGCCGGGCCTAGCGCCCGCGGTGCGGTAAGCGACCCCGCCGGGTATCGCCTTCGCTCCCTCTTCGGGGCCGGTGATAGGAGGGATCAAAGGCCGCGAAAGTGCCCCCCCACAACAAAGCGCCACGATCGATCGGCTCATTGCGCGCAAATCCCGAGCGGCGGCGCGGCAAATGCGCGTGTGAGCACCCGGGGGCCGTGGCACTTGTAAGGTTGCGTGTAAACCCGCGCGTAAGGTTACGCCGTGGGTGAACCCGGCAAGCGTGCGGGGAAGCGCACGGCACGCACGGCCGACCTGCGGCAGCGCGCGCTTGACCTGCGGATCGCGGGCGCGAGCTACGAGCGGATCGCCGGTGCGCTCGAGATCTCGAAGCGCAGCGCATGGCGCCACGTCCAGGCCGCGCTCGCGGAAGCGTCGAAGCACGCAACGGACACGGCCGAGCGCATCCGCGAGATGGAGCTGCGCCGCCTCGATACACTCCTAGTCGCGCTATGGCCGAAGAAAGGCGACCCGCGGGCGGCCGACACCATCATGCGGGGCATGGAGCGGCGCGCACGCTACCTCGGCCTTGACGCGCCGTCGCAAGTGAACGTCACCGGGAAAGGCGGTGGCCCCATTGAATTTACCGGATACACCGACAGCGAACGAGCTCTTGCGGTTGATGCCGTACTTGAGGCCGCAAGAGAAAGAAGAGCTCGACAGGATCCTCCGAGCGCCGACCCGTTGGTCCCCGTTTCCGGGCCCGCAGACGGCGGCGCTGGAGAGCCCGGCTGACATCCTGCTCTATGGCGGTCAAGCCGGAGGCGGGAAGACCGATCTACTCTTAGGCGCAGCCACACAGCACTGGCGCACCGTCATCTTCCGCCGGGTCTTTCCGTCCTTGCGGGGCATCATCGACCGCTCGCGCGAGGTTTACAACGCGGCCGGGCTCGCAACCGCCAAGGACGCATACAACGAGTCGCTATACCGCTGGCTCTTGCGCGACGGGCGAACGGTGCGCTTCGGCTCGATGCAGTACGAAAAGGACGCCTACGACTGGCAGGGCCAGGCGCACGACCTGTACGAGTTCGACGAGGTGACCGAGTTCACGGAAAGCCAGTTCCGGTTCGTCACCGGCTGGAACCGGACCGCACGCCGCGGGCAGCGGTGCCGCGTCATCTGCACCGCCAACCCGCCCAAGACGGATGACGAGGAGTGGATCATCCACTATTGGGCGCCGTGGCTCGATACGAACCACCCGCACCCGGCCGCGCCGGGCGAGCTCAGGTGGTTCACGACGAGTAAGGGTAAGGACATCGAGCTGCCCGACGGGAGCCCCGTCATGATCGGCGGCGAGCGGCTCATCCCGAAGTCGCGCACATTCATCCGCGCCCGCGTACAGGATAACCCGGTGCTTGTGAGGTCGGGCTACATCTCGACGTTACAGGCGATGCCCGAACCGCTTCGCTCGCAGTTACTTTACGGAGACTTCCTTGCCGGGCGCAAGGACGATGCGTATCAGGTCATCCCCACCGAATGGGTGCGCCTTGCGCAGGAGCGGTGGCGCGAGCGGCCGGCGCCGGCGACGCCCATGACTACGCTGGGTGTAGACCCCGCGCGCGGCGGTAGTGACAGGACGGTGCTCACCCCCCGCCATGACAATTGGTTCGGCGAACAGCTCACGTACCCCGGCGCGGACACCCCGGACGGCCCGGCCGTCGCAACGTTGGCGGTGAACGCGGCCGGCGCGAAGACGGTGATCAACGTGGACGTGATCGGCATAGGCGGATCGGTCTACGACCATTTGCGCCATCTACCCGGCGTGAAGGTCGTGCCCCTGAACAGCTCGGAGCACTCGAACGCGCGCGACAAGAGTGGGCGCCTTGGCTTTGTGAACAAGCGCGCCGAGTGGTGGTGGCGCATGCGCGAGGCGCTCGAGCCGACGAGCGGGCAGGACATCGCGCTACCGCCCGACCCGGAGCTCAAGGCCGACCTATGCGCACCGACGTGGAAGGTCATCGCCGCGGGGATACAGGTCGAGCGCAAGGACGATGTGAAGGCGCGGATCGGGCGCAGCCCCGACAAGGGCGACAGCGCGGTCTATGCACTGGCAGAGGAAAAGCCGGTCACGAGCGCGGCCGACCGCGCGCGGGCGATGGTGAAGATGTAGCTAGGAATCAGGACCGTCCACCCACCACGCATGGCGCATCGGCGAACGCCTCGGCTGCCCCTCACGATGCGTCATCCCAAGGCGGGGTCGCGCAGGCGGCGAGACCCTTCTTGAGCCGCGCATTGGCCTCGATGAGCATGTTGTTTTGCCGCCGGAGATGATCCCAATCCCCTTCCACCGTCCGTAACCGCGCCCGCACCTGCGCCTCGGCTAGCTTCGCGTGCTCGGCGTCGTAGGCGCGAGCCTCGGCCATGATCCGCCGCGCCTCAAATTCGAGTCGCAGCCGCTCCACCTCGGCGGCAAGCGCCGGGATCGCTTCCCGCGCCATGCCAACGAACGCCGCACCGCAAGTGCATGCGTCCGCAAGGACGGGCGCGTTGCCGGTCACGGCCGGGCACTCCGGGCGGTGAAACCGCGCATGCTCGCGCTCCGCCCGTACCACCCATCGGCCTATGATCTCCGGGTCGAGTGCAAGGGGCATGGTCACTCCGTGAGGAGCGCGGCGCGCGCCCGCTCCACGCTTTCGTCGATCTGGTCAAGGGCGGCGCGGTACCCCTTTCCGCCGAGGCCGTCGTGCCCGCCGTGATCTTCCATGACGCCCAACATCTCGCGGGCGGCGGCGAGCGCGGCGAGGCACGCTTTCAGCGACGCGCGCGCCTCGGCGATGTCGCGGCGGGCCTGCTCGAGATCACCGCGTTCCATTGCTAGCCCTCATTCTTTCCGAGTAGCCGCGCGAGCCGGCAGCCGGATTTGTGTTTCCCGCCGCTGTACATCTCCGACGCGCCGCAGACCGGGCACTCGCGATCCCAGTGCCCCTGCCGTTCCGTCGGCCGCCATTCCATCTCGCGCAAGATCTTGAGCGCGGCGCCGAGCGCACCGTCGGATCCGTGTAGTGCAAGGGTCTCCCGCAGCTGCACATCGTCACGTCGGTCATGTCTTGCCCCCTTTCTCGCGCGCGGCATCCCGTTCGAGCACGGCCACCCGGCCGACGAGCGCGGCGACGACACCCTCGAGCCACTGTACCCGAGCTTCACGGCGGCGAGCCCTTCACGCCATTGCCGCATCGCCTCGTGGTCAAGCGCCATCACACCCCCAGTGCACGGCGGAAATCGTCGCGCGACAGCCGGTAGAACGCTTCCCGCCCGCGCCGTTCGATGGTAGGGGCAAGCCCGGCCGCCGCCATGCCGGCTACCATCCGCTCGATCGTGCGGCGCCGGTACGGACGCATGTGCGGGGGCGCGGCGTGTTGGGGCCCCGCATTCGGGGCCCACCGCCGACCGCGATAGGTAGGATCCATGTCCGATACGCGCGGTCACGCCAGCGGCAAGAACGGCAAGAGCGGAAAGAGCGCTAAGAACGGTACCGTGCCCCATCGCAACGGCGACATCGCCGCTAGCGCGCAGGCGTTCGTTGACGGTTGGATGAATATCATGACGGGCCTCGGCACGGCCCAAGACAAGACCACCGGGCACCGCGTCACCGTCGAAAAGCTCGCATACGAACAGTGCGAGGCGCTCTATCGCGGCAGCGACATGGGCGCACGCATAGTCGAGGAAGTGCCGAACGAGATGTGCCGCGAGGGGTGGCAGATCGAGGTGGAGAACGACAAGGAAACGGCCGAGGCGGCCGACCAGAAGTTGGAGGATCTCGCAACCGACACCCGCGTTCATCAGGCCCTCTGCTGGGCTCGCGCCTTTGGCGGTGCCGGTGTAATACTCGGGGTGAATGACGGGGTGGCCGACATCGCCGCGCCGCTCGACGAGGCGAACATACAATCGGTCGATTGGCTCTCGGTCCTCGATGCGCGCGAGCTCGTGCCGTGGACCTATTACACCGATCCCTTGAGCCCGCGCTACGGGGAGCCCTCGACGTACAAGATCATGCCGTACACGGTGGGTAGCGGGCCCGGCGGGGTGGCGCCCGAGGAGCGAAACCGCCCGGCGGTGATGGGATCGTGGCGGGAGATCCACACCACCCGCATCCTGCCCTTCCGCGGGGTCATTACGAACCGCTACCAGCAGCGCGAGACATGGGGGTGGGGCGAGTCCATCTTCGTCCGCGCCCAGCACGCGCTGGCGCAGTTCGACGCCTCGTTCGCGAGCGCCGCCGCCTTGGTACAGGATTTCGCGCAGGCTATTTGCAAGATCCGCGGGCTCGCCGAGCTGCTCGCGAACAACCAAGACAATGTTGTCCTGCAACGCATGTCGCTCATGCAGATGCAACGCAGCGTTTTGCGCATGGTGATGCTCGACGCCGGGGACGGCGATAACACCGGAGAAGACTTCGAGCGCAAGCCCACCCCGGTCACGGGGCTGACCGACATCCTCGATCGAATGGCGCTTCGACTTGCCGCGTCGGTCGACATGCCAATAACGCGGCTCATGGGGCAGCAGCCGGCGGGGCTCAACGCCACCGGCGATAACGATATTCGCCGCTGGTATGACCAGGTCCGCGCCGGGCAGCAGAAGAAAGTGAAGCCGCAGCTGAAACGGTTAGTGCGGCTCCTCTTTCTCGCGCGCGACGGGCCGACGGGCGGTGTCTTGCCCGCCAAGTGGTCGGTCGATTTCCGGCCGCTTTGGCAACTCGACGATGGCGCGGAGGCAACCCGCCGTTTCGCCATCGCGCAGGCGGACAACTTATACATCCAGAACGGGACGCTCACCCCGGCCGAGGTGGCGGCGACGCGCTTCGGCGGCGATTCGTACAACGGCGAGGGTATGAACCTCGATACCGGCTTGCGCGCGCAGATGGAGGTTGCGCCCGCGGGCGCTGGGCCGGCCGACGACCCGAACAAGGGCAACGGGCCCGACGGAACCGAGCCGGAGCCCACGCCGCTCGCACCCGCGCCCGCCAAGACGCCGCCCATCGGCGCCAAGTTTCCACCCAGCGACAACATGAACCCGGTACCGGGGGCGCCGTGAGCGCTTACCGTACGGACGTGCCACGGTGGTTGCTTTCCTCAAGCTCCGACCCGCGAGCGCTGGCCATCGTGGACGGGACGGGCACTCACAAAAGGGGGTGCGTCCTTGCGGGCAGTGCGCCCGGCTCAACCGTGCTCGACCCGTTCGCTGGTACCGGCACGGTTGGTGTAGTAGCCGGCCGTCATGGCCGGGGTTTCATCGGGATAGAGCTCAGCCGCGCCTATGCCGCCATGGCGCGGGATCGCATTCGCAATGCACGGCGCGTGAACCCTACACCCAAGCCGCGGCGGCTCCTCAGGGTCGTCGCGTGAGAAGTACCGCCCGTATACAGGCGGACATCCGCGCGCGGCGCGCCTTCATGCGCGCGGTAGGCAGGCCCCATCGCCGCCGCGGGCCCATGCCGCGCCAGCTCCACCCTACCGGGGTTGCGCTCAGCTACCTCGGCCAGATCATGCGGGTCGTGAAGGCGGCGCGGGCGCTCTTCCAAGCCAAGGCCGGGCGACTCCGATCCATCGTGAACCACCACGCCGACGCGCTTGCGGCGCATCATGACGCGCAGCCACCCGACCACCGCACCGACGCGTGGGACGATGACGAGGGCGACGAGGTAAACGAGATCTTCGACGATTTGTCGCGCCAGCTCTTCGCCGAGTTCACAAACGCCGACCTATCCGAAACCGCGGCGCGGATCGGCCGCGCCACGGCCGACTTTCAGAAAGAGCAGTGGAATAGGCAGATGCGCTCGTTACTCGGTGTCGATGTCGTGAATGCCGAACCGTGGCTCGTGCCCCGGATCGAGGCGTTCGCGCGCGCCAACGTGGCACTTGTGAAGAGCGTGCCGGAAAGCTACTTCACGGAGATCGAAAAGATTGTCACGCAGGGCATGAGCGAGGGCGTCCGTTGGGAAGAGCTCGCCGACGATATGACCGAGCGGTACGGCGTAGCGGAAAGCCGGGCCACACTCATAGCGCGCGACCAAGTTGGGAAGCTCACCGGCCAAGTGAACGAGGAGCGGCAGACCGAGCTCGGCGTGTCGCGGTTCGTGTGGCGGACCTCGAACGACAACCGGGTGCGCGCATCACACGCCGATCTCGAGGGCGAGACGTTCTCATGGGACGACCCGCCCGAGGTGGACGGCGAAGAGGACGTTACCCCGGGCAAGCCTATCAACTGCCGGTGTCAGGCAGAGCCGGTGCTCGACGACGTGATCGAGCAGCTCACAGGGGAGGGGGCCACGCCCGACGAGGACGCAAGCGGGGACGAGGGCGCGGACTAAAACCGTGGGGTTGTCAGGGGGGCGGCGCATAATGGGCGCATGCGGTACGGCAGCGTTTGCAGCGGAATCGAAGCCGCGACGGTCGCATGGCATGCGTTGGGGTGGCAACCCATGTTCTTCGCCGAGATCGCCAAGTTCCCTTCCCGCGTGCTGGCGCACCGCTACCCCGAGGTTCACAACCATGGCGATTTCACAACCATCAAAGCGGACGGGCCAGCTATCGATCTTCTCGTCGGTGGAACCCCCTGCCAATCGTATTCGGTCGCGGGACCTAGAACTGGATTGGCTGACGCGCGCGGTAACCTGGCCCTTGAATTCCTTTCGCTTGCTGGCCGAACACGCGCCCGCTGGGTGGTATGGGAGAACGTCCCCGGCGTGTTGTCCTCGAACGGCGGCAGGGACTTTGGAGCCTTCCTTGGGCGCTTGGCAGAACGCGGGTATGGGTTCGCCTACCGTGTTCTTGACGCTCAGTATTTCGGAGTGGCCCAGCGACGGCGCCGCGTCTTCGTTGTCGGACATCTTGGAGATTGGCGACGTGCCGCTACGGTACTATTTGAGCGCGCGTGCTTGTCGGGGGATCCTGCGCCGGGCCGAGCGGAGGGAACTAACATTGCCGCCTGCCCTGAAGCGAGCCTTGGACACCACGGCGGGCGTAGCCCGCGCGGCGACGCCTCCGACAACCTCCAAGTAGTCGCACGCACCCTGACGGGGGGGGTACGCTTGGATGCCGGAACCGAAACGTTCGTGACGCGCGGAGGGAGCTTTGACGGCCCGATCGCGTTCCACGCCACACAGGACCCGATCTCGGGCGAGGTGTCACCCGCGCTCGGGTGCGGCTCCGCGCTCGGGTGCGGGTCCGTCGCGGTTCACACAGCCGCAGCGGTGCGGCGGTTGACGCCTCGTGAATGCGAGCGGCTGCAAGGCTTCCCCGACGACTACACCGCCATCCCGGGCGCCGAAGATGGGCCGCGCTACCGCGCGATCGGGAATAGCATGGCGGTGCCCGTCATGCGCTGGATAGGGCGACGTATCGCGCTGGTGGACGCCATGACGGGCCGCTGAGCACCGCCCGCGCGCGGGTGATAGTCAGGATCCATGGCCCATAAACTCACCTGGATCCCCGACCTTCCCGACCACCGCGACCTCAAGTATCGGTCCATCCACGGCCCGGCGGGGGCGATCCCGAACAGCGTCGATTTGTGTAGTGACCCGTTCATGCCGCCGGTCTTCGACCAGGGCGACCTCGGCGCCTGCGTCGAGAATGCACTCGCGGGCGCGATGACGTTTCTCGAAGCGAAAGAAGGGAACGGCATCGTGCTTTTGTCGCGCCTCTTTTGCTACTGGAACGCGCGCGGCCCGGGCGTCTACAAGAAACACGATACCGGGTCGACCATCCGCGACGCGATAAAGGGGATCGCCGCGAAGGGAATCCCGCTCGAATCGCTGTGGCCCTACGATCCGCGCACGTTCGCGATCTGCCCGCCCGAGCCGGCATGGGGGGAGGCGGCGCACCGCGCGCCGGGGCTCCTCTACACACGGCTCGAGACCATCGCCGACATGATGGCATGCCTCGCCGCCGGGTATCCGTTCACTTTGGGGCTCACGCTCTACGGGCCCGATAACGGAACCGGCGCCTGCGACCTCGACGGGCTCACCGCGGCGGCAAGTGTCCTTCCCCTACCGGGATACGGCGAGGTGGCGATCGGCGGCCACGCGCTACTCGCGGTAGGGTATGACCGCGCGTCATCTATGCTCAAGGTGCGTAACTCATGGGGGCCGGCATGGGGCGCGGCGGGGTATTTCTCGCTGCCCTTCGCCTATGCGACGAGCCGCGACCTCGCCGACGATTTCTGGTCGATACGGCGCATTGCGAAGTGAACTAAGGGTGACGGCCAATGGACCCCGTGAGCCTTGTAGACTTCGCCTGCGACGGCGTGACCGACGATTCCGACGCGTGGGCGCGCATGCTCACGTGGGCGGGAGCGTCGCCGGCGACGATCGCCTTGACCGGCCCGACCTATCTCGGCGCCGCCGGCCTGTCACTTCCGGGTAACGTCTCGATCGCGTTCGCGGGCGGGTCCGTCCGGTCGGCCTTCCCGATCGCGTGGGCGGGCGGGATCATCGCGCCGCCCTATCCCATTTTCACGGGGGCCGCGCCCGTGCTGTGGGCCGGCGCCGCACAGGCGGCAACACCGCTTTACCCGCAATGGTGGGGCGCGGCCGGGAACCCGGTCTCTACTACCGGCACCATCGCCGCCGGTTCGACCGCGCTCACCGTCGCGAGCGCCGCCGGGTGGACCGTCGGGCACGGGATCGCGGTCGAAGGCGCGGACGCAAGCGGGGGAACGCTCGTCACGCGCGTCGCGGGCGTCATCGCGAATGCCATCACGCTCGCGCTCCCCGCCGCCACCTCGGTGGCCGGGGCGCCGGTCCACCACGACGACTCCGTGGCACTCCAGGCGGCGCTCGACACCGCCGCGCGCGGGCTCGAAATCCGCGTGAATGACGGGCTCTACTATGCGTGCGAAGACCTCATCGTCGCAAACGCGGCCGGGCTCCGGCTCATCGGCGCGTCGTCCTACGGGGCGCAGATCCGAAAACCGCCATGGGCCGTGGAGCACGACTGTGTACTCGCGGTGAGCGGGTTCTCGCTCGAGATCGGCCACATCGGCATCGACTCGGCGCCGTGTCCCGCGACCGCGTCGGGATGGGCGGCCAACGTCGGGCTCTGCGTTCAGGGCTATCCGCAGCCCGGGGTCCCGACGGGGACCGTCGCCTGCCACTTCCACGACCTTCGCATTCGGTGCGTGGGGACCGGCCTCGAGCTCGGGAACTGGGATGTGGACGGGAAGGATCCCAACATCGAGACCAACACCTTCGAGCGCCTCTCCATCGACAGCGTGAACGTCGGGATCTTCGAGGACGGGCAGAACATCCTGCACAACCCCATGCGCGGGTGCTGGATCGCGAACATGCGCGACCATGCGGCGTTGCAGCGGCGCGGATCGGACCTATGGTTCGAGAGGAGTTACTTCGGTCCGTGGGGCGATGCCTTGAACGGCAACGCGAAGCCGCCGAACGCCAACGCCAAAATCGAGGTCGACGCCGGCAACGTGGCCATCATCGGCTGCCGCTCGGAGGACCAGGATCCGGCGTCGACGCATCCGTTCGCCTATGTCAACGCGCCCAACGCGAGCTTCATCCTCTTCCAGGCGAATACGGTCACCCACAATGCGCCGACCGGGCAGGCCGCGTTTCCCAGCATCGCGCTCGTCGGGGTGGGCGCGAGCGGCGCGCAGGCGAACCAGGGCGTACTCATAGCGAACGATACACAAGGTTATCTATCGATCGATAACCTTGACGTGGTCTCGATCGGGAACCGCTACCACGGCGTGGGGGTGGGGGTCGTGAACGGCGTACTGCGCTCGCCCATGCAAGCGAACGCGAACAACAACGCGAAGGAATTCACCGCCGATTGGCAGGCGCCCGCGACGGTGGCGAAGGGGCGCGTCGCGGTCACGGGCTTCCCGGCCGGCCCGCCCGCAGCGGGCACGTGGACGGCGGGCGACTACGTGCGGAACACCACCGTGTGTGAACTCGGGACGGCTGGCGCGAAGTACGTCGTCAAGGGGTGGATCTGCATCGCCGCCGGGACGCCCGGGATATGGGTGCAGGACCGCGCACTCACGGGCAACTGATGGATCCGAAACCGCCCATACAGCTCGCGCCGCCCACATTTGCGGCCGGTGTTCGCGAGCAGATCGTGCTGCGCGCGGAAGAGCTCCTCGCGGACGCGCGGGCGGGGAAGCTCGACTATCTCATGCTCGTCTGCTCGCCCGCCGATTCCGAGAGCACGATCGTCTGGCAAAGCGGCTGCCCCGACGTCCCGCGCACCATCTACGAGCTCGAGCTCCTAAAGCACGCGCTCATGCACCGCGCCGACGACAAGGTGGAATGAACCGCGCCGCGCCGCGCCCTTACCGGACTAGCGCCCGGGTGATAGGCAGGATCTCATGCCGTACGAGATCCGCAAGAAGGGCGACAAGTTTCAGGTGGTGACGAAGGACTCGGGCAACGTACACGGTGAGTTCGAGACGGAAGAGGCGGCCAAGAAGCAGCTCGCCGCGCTCTACGCCAACGCGAACCCAAAGAACGAACGGGTCGACGGCCTCGTTCACTTCGACGCCGGCCGCATCTCGAAGGTGGAAACGACGCGCGAGGGTTGGCTCCGGGTAGGCGCACGGATAGCGCGGGTCGGGATACAGGAGTATTCCAACCCGGACGGCACGGTCCGCCGCGAGTTCCGCTCGCCCGACGAGGTCTTCAAGGCGAGCGCGCTCGAATCGTTCGCGCTCCGCCCGGTCACCGACGATCACCCGTGGGCCGAGCAGCCGCCGCTCCTATCGGCCGAGAACGCGTCGCGCTACGCGCGCGGATCGGTCGGTGAGACAGTCCGTGCGGTGGGACCCTTCGTCGACGTCCCCACCATGCTCATCACCGACAAGGGGCTCATCGACAAGATCAAGGCCGGGGTGGTGGAGGTCTCCGCCGGGTACCGGGCCGATACGATTCCGGAGCAGGGGGAGTGGCGCGGGAAGGCTTATACGCACGTTCAGCGAAACATCCAAGGTAACCACGTCGCGATCGTCCCCCGCGGCCGGGCCGGCGACGACGTTCGCTTGAAACTGGACTCGGCCGGGACCGTGGCGATAGGCAGGATCGTAGAGGAGGCGCCAGACGATGCGTCGGAGGTACGCGTGGGCGCCAAGCTGAAAATCGACGGAATTGACGTTGAGTTCGCAAGTGAGCAGGGGCCGCAGATCGTGGAACGCGCACTGGCAGCGCGCGCGGACGCGCTCCGGAACGCCCGCTGCGACAAGTGCGACGCGATGCTGGAATGCCCGAAATGCGGGGCAAAGGCGACCGAAAAGGACATCGCGCTAGCGGCGGCGCAGCGCGCGGGCGACGCCGAGAAGGGCAAGGCGGACCAGGAAAAGGCGAAGGCGGACACCGAGAAGGCGCGCGCCGACGCGGCCGAAAAGGCGCTTGCCGACGAGCGGAAAGCGCACGCCGACGCCGCGGCAAAGGCGGACGCGGATGCCAAGGCCGCGAGGCACGCCGCGCTCGTCGAACGCGCCCGCCCGCACCTACCCAAGGATTTCAAGGTTGACGGGGCGACCGATGGGGACCTGCGCACTGCGGCCCTCAAGACTCTCGTTACCGGGTTCGACCCGGCCGGGCGTGGCGACGCCTACTTGGAAGCACGCTTCGACGCCGAGCTGGAACGGGCCGAGGCGCGCGACGCGGCGGGCAAGAAGGGGATCGCACGCGCGCGCGAGGCCACCGCGCCGCCCCCGGTCGACGGCACGCCGGGGGAAGCGCACGCCGATGCCGACGAGGCCGCGAAGCGGTTTCGCGAGGAGGCAGCCAACGCATGGCGAAAGCCCATCGGCGCGAGGATGAAGGGCGGGCGCATCGTGCGCGCGGGCGATGACGCGGAGTAGTGGCCCAACGCTTTCACAGGGAGTATAGATGCAGACCCAATACTTGACACAGCTCCCCCAAGCCTACGCCGGCATGCCGGCCGACGGCGGGCCGCACGATGTGACGACCGGCCTTAACGACATGACGGTCGCGATCCCGTTCGGCCTCGGCATGGTCTACAACGGCACCTACCGGCACTACCGGCTGCCGGCCGCGTCATCCGACAAGATCTCGGGGATCTCGGGCTTCACCCAGAGCGTGAACACCATCGGAAGCACCATGTGGCCTCCCACCGCCGGAATCCCGCCGGGCGACGTCGTGAACCTCTACGAGCACGGCCGGCTCTACGTGATTCCCGAAACGAGCGTGGTGGAAAACCAGGCCGTGTACTGCCGGTTCGCGTTCGGATCGCAGGCGGCGAACGCGCAGCCGGGGGCGTTCCGGGGCGATGCGGACGTGGTCGCGTCGTGGGCCAGCTCGACGGGGGTCCTCGCCGGTACACAGGTCGTGAACGGCGGCCAGCTCTACCAGTGCACGAAGGCGGGCACCACGGCCGGTTCGGGCGGCCCGACCGGGACCGGGAGCGGCATCGTCGACGGCACCGCCAACTGGGCCTGGATCGCCGCGCAGGCGGCCGGCGCATCGGCGGTGCTGGTACCCGGCGCGCTCTTCGCCTCACCGTCGACGGCGCCGGGCGGCCTCTCGATCATCGCCTTCGACAAGCTAATCAACATCTAACAGGGGCGAAGAGCCACATGCGGTTTCACAATTTCAACTATCCGCACTTCGACGCCGCCGAGAACGTGTTCTTTGAGCGCGAGCTCGAACAGGTCGCCGCGCGGTCCTACGACGTCAAGTATCCGCAGTTGAAGGGCCGGCAGTTCGTGCCGGTCAACAACCGGGTCGACCGCGGCGCCGAGACGTACAAATACAATCAGTACGATATGGCGGGCGTCGCGAAGGTGCTGGCAAGCTACGCCGACGACTACCCCATGGCGGACGTCAAGGGCAAGGAATTCCGCGTCGCCATCAAGGCCATCGCGAGCGGGTTCCAGTACTCGATCCAAGAGATCCAGAATGCGCGGTTCGCCAACATCCCGCTCGAGCAGCGGAAGGCGAACACCGCGCGCCGCGCGATCGAGGAGAAGCTCGATGCGGTGATTGCTACCGGTGACGCGGACACCGGGCTAAAGGGGCTTTTCTCGCTCTCGAACACGATCGTCTACACGGTGCCGCAGGGCGCGTCCACGCACACGCAGTGGAGCACGAAGACGCCGCTCGAGATTTTGGCCGATCTCAACGGGATGACGAACATCATCGTCTCCACCACGTTCGAGATCGAGGTGCCCGATACGCTCATTTTGCCCATCGCGCAGCGCCAGATCATTGCCGAAACCCCCATGTTCACGGTGGGGGGAAGCAACGTCACGATCGAGAAGTTTTTTCTCGAAAACTCACCGTACATCGACACGATCGCGCAATGGTACAAGGCGTCCGGCCAGGGCGTGGGCGGGGTCGATCGCGCGGTCGCCTACCGGCGCGACCCGGACGCACTGGAAGCCGTCATCCCGCTGGAGGCCGAGTTTCTGCCGCCGCAGCCGAAGGACTTCACATTCAAGATTCCGGCTCATGCTCGTACCGCGGGTGTAGTGACCTACTACCCCATGTCGATCTGCTACGCGGACGGGATCTAGCACGTAGGGAGGCCAGCGCATGCTTTCGGCGCACCGGGGCGCTGGCCGCCTCCTCGCCCGGTGCGCCCTTCACTTGAGGTAACATATGCTGGTCCGCAACAACACGACCGAGCCGCGCGCGTTCGCGTTCCAGCTGAAACCGGCCGACGAGGCCGCCCGGCGCCAACCGGTCCTGCAAACCATCCTGCTCATCCCGGGGAATAACGAGGTCGATCCCGCCGTCTGGGATGCCCTCGTGAAGAACGAGTGCGTGCGGCGGCTCCTAGAAGAAGAGACCGAGTTTAACCGGCCCATCTTGGAACCCGACAAGGACGTTTCACTGAAGGACATCTCGAAGATCCCGTCCAAAAAGGCGGTCCAGATCGTAAAGGGCACCTTCGATCGCGGGCTCCTTCGCGCCTGGCAGCGGCCCGAGACGCGGCGCGACGTCGGCGACGCGATCGACAAGCAGCTCAAAGCCATCGACCCGCGGTCACCGGCGGAAGAGAAGCCGGCCGAAGGGGCGTAGGCGTGGCCACCCCGGCCGACGTGCTCCGGGTAGCGCCCGACTTCACAAGTCTCGATCCGGTGCTCGTCATTCAGCCGTTTCTGGACGACGCCATGGCGGAGGTTGACCCGACGAAATGGGGGCCTCAGGCCGATCGGGTCGTGACGTTGCTCGCCGCGCACGCGCTCGCCATCGCATACCCCAATCTCTACGTGCGCCCGGTCGTCTCCGAACGGGTGGGCGACATCGGGCGGACTTATATACAGGCGGTGCGGCCGGGGGGAAGCGAATATGCCGCCACCCGTTTCGGCATGGAATATCTGCGGCTGCGCACCAAGCTCGGCCTCACCTTCGCCGTCCCCGGCGCGACGATAGTGACGGCCGGTCAACCCTTCCCCGGTCCCATGCCGCCCTGGTTCGACCCGTGGGGATGGCATGGCTAAGGTCACCGACGTTGACAAGGGGTGGGAGGCCATCAAGAAGATGATCGCGTCGCTCGCGCAGGGCAAAAGCTACGTCAAGATCGGGATCCTGGGTGCCAAGGCGGCCACGGTCGATCCGGCGCATTCCGGTGCGGGCGCGAAAGAGCCGCTCACCAACGTCGCACTCGCCGTCTACCATGAGTTCGGCACCGCGACCATACCGGAACGATCCTTCGTGCGCTCCACCTTCGACGCCAAGAAAGAACAGTACGTGGCGCTCCTTCGGAAGCTCTTACCCGCCGTGTACGAGGGGAAGACGACGCCCAAGGCGGTGCTCGAGATCGCGGGATACAAGGCGGAATGGGACATGAAGAACGCGATCGTAAAGGGACCCGGGATCCCGCCGCCGCTTGCGCCCGCAACCATCAAGGCGAAGATGCGCCAAGGCGCCTGGAACACAAAAGGGCGCGCGGCGAAGGCGGCGAAAGGGCAGGCGCAGGATCCGCCCCGGCCGCTCGTCGACACCGGGCATCTGTGGCGCGCCATCGATCACGTGGTGGTGACCCAGGATCGCGAGCAGCCAAGCGGCGGCGACGGGGACACCCAGATCGGCAGCGCGCACGTCGTGACCGAGGAAGGGTAACCGGGGAAAAGTGAGCCGGAAACGTCGACCGTGAGTGTATCGGATGCCATCGCGAGCCTCGGCGCGCAAACGTACACAATCACCCGGCCGACGCCGGGAACGATCACGGGCGGTGTCTACCAGGCGGGCCCGCCGGCATCTTTCACGATCATGGCGCAGGTACACCCGCTCGGCCCGCGCGAGCTCATGCGCCTGCCCGAGCTCGAGCGCGCGCGCGCGCGGGTCCGGATCTACACCACCACGCGCCTTCAAGTGCTGACCGGCCCCGGCGGGTCACTATCCGACCAGATCGCGTTTGATGGCGACGCCTACGAGATCGAGGGGGTCGAGGACTTCGCGATCGAGGGCGGGTACTACAAAGCCATCGCGCGGAAGATGGGCCAGTAGCCATGAGGACGAACCCGGCGAGCGGATACGATCTGGCGCTTCGGCCCGGGAACGAGCTCGACCTCACGGGCGGCCAGCTCAACTTCGTCGGCGGCGCGGCGTGGGTCGCACAGAACGTGCAGTGCCATCTGTCGCTCGTTCTCGGCGAGTGGTTTCTCGACCCGACGCAGGGTGTACCCTACTTCGATTCGATCCTTGTGAAGAACCCGAACATGCCGCTTGTGAGGTCGATCCTCATGAAGGCGATCCTGGCGGTGCCGCACGTGACCGGGATCGCGTCGCTCAACATCACGTTGACGTGACGTGAATATGACCGGCCCACTTCGCCAGCTTGCCGTAGCGTTCGCGGTCACGACCGACCTCGGGTTCGATGCGGCGGGAACCTATCCCGCCGCGGCGGGCGCGGTGCCGTCGGTGCCCGTCATCGTGACGGTAACGACTTCACAAGTAACGGGAACCGCCGATCCCGGCGCGACCGTGACGGCCACCGACAACGGCGTGCCCGTTGGGTCCGTGCAGGCGGGCGCGGGCGGAAATTTCACCATCCCCATCGCGGCGCAGCCGGGCGACACCATCGGCGTCATCGCCACGAACCCGGCGGGCAGCACGGCGCCCGTTACCGTGAGCATACCGATCCCGGGTCCAACGATCGCATCCGTCTCGCCTACGACGGGTCCGGCGGGCGGAAGGACGACCGTCACGTTGACGGGCGCACACTTTGGGTCCGACGACACGGTCACCGTCGGGGGCGTCCCCGCGTCGCTTCTCTCTGCTAACGCGACCTCGCTCGTCGTGGTGACTGGCGCTGGCACCGTGGGTGCGGCCGACGTCACGGTGAGGAGCGGAAGCGGTCAAAGCGCTACCTTGTCGGGCGGATTCACATACATCGAGGCGTGTTACGGTGTGTGTTTCGGCGGCGAGATTTCCGGCCCTGCGTCCATCACCCCGGAAGCTTCGCAAGCGGCACCCGCTCAATTCGGCGCCTACGCTGGCCAGCTCGTCTATGCGCCGTCCCCGTTCGAGTGGAACGATCGTGCATTTGTCTACCCGAACGTCCATGCTGTTACGGTAGGGTACTACGAGAAGTTGACCGACGTGGGCGGGGGGGATCCGATTGGGACCACGTATGCACTGAATCTGTCGTATCCGCCGCCCCCGATGCCCGTGACCGTAACGTCACCCGACGTGTTTGTAACGTATCCTTGGGATCCGGGGAACAACCGGGATCTGTATGAACTCCATCTCACGATCGGCGGCGTCGATACTATCCTCTGCATCGTCTGGTACGTCATCCCGCCGGCGTCCACGGGACTTCCACTTGACCAGCCCGACATCGAGCCCGACGACGAGAACCCGTATCCCGGCAGTGTAACGGTAACGATGTCGCCCGGTGTTTCCGGCCTGCCTTTGATTCGCTTCACGCTCGATGGAACGGCCCCCACATCGAATTCCGCGGTCTATACAGGCGCGTTCACGCTCACAACAACGACGACGGTCACCGCGATAGCGCAAGCGGCTGGTTACACAGATAGTGCGCCGATCGCGCGCTCGTACACGATCGTGCCATTCTTCATATTCACGATCAATAACCGCGATCCGAGCCCCAATACGCCGCCGACGGCGCTCGACGACACGCGCCTCCACCAGGAGTCGCCTCAAAGCGGCGTGTATAGCTTGGGATATGCGGATCTATGGATCGTTCTCAACGGTCCGCGATTCGACCAAGCGTCATATGTGCACCTCACGCAGAGTTCCGATGCGAGCGCGCCGCAAGAGCTGTCATGCCCCATCTACTCGAAGCCCGCGCCCAACATGCTCGTCATCGACTACCAAGCGTTCCTAGCGGGTTGCAATGCACAATGGGGCCCCGGCGCTAGTTCAAGCCCATTCATGAACACCGGTCCGTGGAACCTCGATGTCACGATCGGCGATGGGGGCACCATCACTTCGGACTACCCGATCCAGGAACCGAGCGTGTGATGCCCATCGCCTGGCCCACCGTGGAAGCCGCGCTCGTCGCATGGGTCGAGACCGGGTCCGGCCTTGCCGGCGCCGTGCTCATGGCGCAGCAGACGGCGCCGCAGCCGCCGATGCCCTACGCGACGGTCCGTCTTTCGGGCCCGCGCACCGGGGGCGCGCCGTGGCCGCGGGTCTACCAGAGCTACGATCCGGCGCAACCGACCGGCCAAGAGATCGCCTTCCAGGCCGTGTTCGATTGCGAGGTGACGTGCTCGGTGCAGGTCTACACCGCGTCGCCGTTTGGGGCCGGGTCGGCGCGCGCCCTCATGAGTCAGGTCCGGACATCGCTCGGCCTCGATACCGTGCTTTTCGCGCTCCGGGCGGCCGGGCTCGCCGTTCAGGCGCCCGGTGATATTCAGGATCTGTCGGCGCTGCTCGATACCACCTGGCAAGGGCGCGCCGCGCTGGATGTCATTTTTGGAATCGCCGAGGACGCCACCGAGCGATCGGGCTACGTGGCCACGGTGGGCGTCGTGAACAACGTGAGGTAGCGCATGCCGCTCGCGGATATCGTGCAGGTCCAGATCACGGCCGTGACGGGCGGTCTCACCTTGGCGGGCTTCGGCACGCCGCTCATTCTCGGCGGGTATTCCAAGTCATACCCGGAGCGGGTGCGGTACTACGCAAGCGATACCGCGCTGGCAAGCGATTTCCCGGCCGGGACGCCCGAGTACGCGGCGGCGGCGGCAATTTTCGGCCAGGATCCGGCCCCCACCCAGGTGGGCGTTGGCCGCTGCGCGCTGCCGCCCACGCAGCACTGGACGGTAACACCGCTCGTCACGCTCGAAAACGTCCCGTACGTGCTCACCATCGGCGGAATCGATTACACATTCACGGACACGGTCGACACGAGCCCGACCGCGGCCCAGATCGTGGCGGGCCTCATTGCCGTTGTGAATGCCGCAACGGGCACGCACGGCCTCACCGCGGCCGGCACGAACGCCCTCACCCTCACCGCCGCCCCCGGCGCCTGGCAATCGGTGCAGGTTGGCAACGTGAACTATCTGTCGATCGTGCAGGACCACGCCGATCCGGGCATCGCGACCGACCTCGATGCCATCGCGCTCGAATCGCCCGATTGGTACTCGGTCGTGAACCCGTGGAATAGCACCGCCGAGCTCCTCGCGACCGCACACTGGGTGGAGGCGAACGGGAAGCAGTACCTCGCGCAAACGCAGGAAACGCAGGCTATCAACACGACCGCGGCCTACGAGGCGACCATCGCGAGCGGTCCGGTATCCGCTGCGTATCAGGCGATGCAGCTCGGCTACAAGCGGACCGCGGTTGTGTACGATCCGTCAAACGGGGCGTTTCTCGACGCCGGCATGCTGGGCGCCTGCCTGCCGCTCACACCGGGAAGCGAGACATGGGCGCTGAAAAGCATCGCGGGCGTACCGGCGCGGACGTACACCGGGACGCAGATCGTCAACATGCAGTCGAAAAACTGCGGGTATTACTACACCGTGGCGGGGCGGAACATCACCATGCAGGGGAAGGTCTGCGACGCCGAGTTTATCGACACCATCCGCTTCCTTGACTGGCAGACGCAGGACATTCAGGGCGCGGTGTTCCTGCTGCTCGCAAACGCGAGCGGGAAGATCCCGTACACCGACGCGGGTGCGACGCTGGTACAGGCCGCGGTCTTGACCTCGCTACAGCGCGGTGAGGACGTGGGCGGGCTCGTCAAAGGGTCATCCAAAGTCACGGTGCCGCTCGTCGCATCGCAAGCGCCAAGCGACGTCGCGAACCGGTTCATGCCCGGCGTCGGTTTCACGGCGCTCCTCGCGGGGGCCATACACAAGGTGCAGATCCAGGGGACCGTCACGGTCTAGGGAGCGCGCGAATGGGAAAGCCGAAGAGCGACGACGAACTCTCGAGCGACGAGCGGAACCGGCTGCATGACAAGACCTTCGCCGGGCCAAACCGGACGTTCCCCATCCCGGACATCGCGCACGCGCGCAACGCCCTCGCGCGCGCGGCGCAGCACGCGAGCCCCGCGGTGGAAGCAGAGGTTCGGCGCGCCGTTCACGCGAAGTATCCTAGCCTCGGGCTTCCCAAGGACGCCCGCACGAAGACCCGGGGCTAACCGGGTAGGGAGCGCACATGCTGGCGACACACGACCCGGGGCAGATCATCATCACCGTCGGTCCGGTGCCGATCGTCGACTACGCCGACGGGACCTTTGTGAAGGTGACCCGATCGGAAGACACCTTCAAGGTGGTGGTGGGCGCCGACGGCGAGGCGACCCGCGTGCGGTCGCGAAACCAGGCGGGGACGTTCGAGATCACCTTGAAACGCAGCTCGCCGTCGAACGACGGCCTTTCCGCGCTCGCACTCTCGGACGAAGCATCGGGCATCGGGGTCGTGCCGACGTTCGTGAAGGACCTCAACGGGACCACCGTTCACGTTGCGGCGAAGAGCTGGGTGCGAAAGATGGCGGAATCGGAGCTCGGCAAGGATCTCTCGAACACCGTATGGACGATCGAGACCGGAAACCTCACCATGTTCGTGGGCGGGCTGCTCCTCACGTAGCGCAACAGCACACCGGGGGTGAGCGATGGCGGATCGGAGCGCGGAACCGGTGGTGGTCGAGATCGACGGCGCGACCTATCACGTCGTGCCGTTGCCACCGCGCCGGGCCTTGAAACTGGGCAACCGCGTCGCACGCGCGGGGGGCCCGGGGCTCATCTCGCTCTTGTCCGCGGGCGGCGTGCAAAGCGTCGACGACATCGACGCCGCGGCGCTGGGCATGGCGGTTCGCTCGCTTTTCCGGGAGCTCACCCCGGACGATCAAGACGCGATCATGGCGGAGCTTTTTTCGACGGTGCAGGTCCGGCAAAACGAGCGGCTTACCCCCGTGATGCCCATATTCGATCTCCACTTCGTGGGGCGGCTTCCGGCCGCGGTCGAGCTCATGTGGGAAGCACTGAAAGTCAACTACTCAAGTTTTGGGTTCGCCCTCGCCGCAATCGGCGCGCGGGCGGGGGCGCCGTCGCACTCCGCGACCTCGACCATCTCGCCCCCGAATGGCCCGTCTGGCGCCTCGTCGAGGCCCGGTGCGCAACACTAGAGGAGATCGACCGGGCCTGGACACTCGCGGACGTGTTCGACGCGAACGACGTCCTCGACGCGGTCGCCGAGGCGCAGGCGGAAGCACTCGAAAGGGCCAAGGCTAGATAAAAATGGCAGTCGTTCGCGAGCTCTTCGCCACCCTCGGCCTCAAGACCGACGAGACCGGGTTCAAGCACGCCGATGAGCTGCTCGGCGGCCTCAAGCACGCTCTTATAGGACTCGGCGTCGCATTCGCGGCGGGTGCAGCGGCGAAGGGGCTCGCGCACATCGTCGACGAGACGGCGAATGCCGCGGTCGAGGCGAACAAGGCGGCGCAGCGCACCGGCGTGACGCGCGAGGCTTACGAGGAGCTCGCCTTCGCCGCCCATCATTCGGGCACTTCGGCGGAAGCGTTCGAGCAGGGGTTGAAGCACCTCAACCTCACCATGTACGCCGCGGGTAAAGGGAGCGGCGACACGGCCAAGGCGTTTTCGGCAATGGGGGTTCACATCAAGCGCGGGGCCTCGTCGGCCGACGAGGTGCTGGTAGCGCTCGCCGACCGGTTCGCAGCGATGCCTGAGGGTAACGAAAAAATCGCCCTGGCAACAAAGATCTTCGGCCGAGCACTCGGGACGGAAATGCTCCCGATGCTGAACAAGGGGTCAACCGCACTCAAAGCACTCCGCGAAGAGGCACACAAGACGGGGATGGTCTTCGCGGATGAGGACGTCAAGGCCGCGCGGGACTACAAGCGCGCGTCGATGGATCTGACGCTGTCACTCGAGGTGTTGCAGCGTGCGATCGGCGTGCCGCTGCTCCACGTTGTGGCCGAACAAAAGAAGGCGCTCGCCGAGTGGATCGAGAAAAACCGGGACCTCGTGCGCACGAAGGTCACCGAATGGGTGGATCGGCTCATCGCGGCATGGAAGCGGGCGAAGGCCACGCTGGAACCGCTCACGAAAGCGGTGGGCGCGATCGTCAGCCAGACGTGGCTATGGGAAGCCGCGGCGACCGCGCTTTCGCTGGTACTCGTCTCGCAACTCGGCCTCGCCATCGCGGGCGCCGTGGCAAAGGCCGGGGCGTGGCTTACCACGCTCCGCGCCATCACCGCCGCGCAGGTTACGGCCGCCGCATCGACGTTCCTGTGGGGCCTTGCCGTGATTGCCGGGATCGCCCTCGTCGTGCTGGGAATGGAGGAACTGTACGGGTGGATCACGGGCGATCGCGAGACACTGCTGGGAAACTGGCTCGGCACATTCCAAAATCTACTGAAGGTCAACGCTGCCGATAGCGCGTTCGTGAAGGGGCTCAAGGTTGCGACCAAGGCGATCGTAGACTTTTTGGACGTGCGGGAGCAGCTCGATCACTTGCTTGCGGGCGAGCACGAGAAGTTTTTCGCCGAGCAAAAGGCCGACCAAGGCGCCATGGGAAAGGCGTTCGAGGCAGCCGGGGCGGGTGGACCTGGGCAGATGGAGCGGCAGTGGGAACTGGCCAAAAACGCCCGCTTCACGGAGCTGGCGCGGGCCGGAGACTACGCCGCCTTGCAGCGCGAGTTTGGGAAGGGCGGCGCACCCGCAGTCGCGCCGGGGGCGGTTGCTGCTAGCGCCCCCGAAGGTCTGCCGGCCGCGCCCGCGATCCAGCACTTGACCGGGTTTCTCGCCCCGCCGACCACGGTGGTTCCCACCCCCAGCGTCGCGACGACGACAAGTGACAACCGGACCATCAACATGACGTTCGGTAACATCGTGACCCCGGACCCGGACAACTTCCTGGACCAGATCCGGCGGCTACAGGGCGAGGATACAGGGGCGGCATTCGCGGCGGTCGTCAAATGAGCACGCAGATCGCTTGGACTAACGGTGCGGCCGTCGTCACCCTGGTGCTCGATGCCGCGGTGACGTTCGGGGAAACCAACACCGCGCAGGTGACCGAGCACCCGATCGAATCGGGCGGGGTCGTTTCCGACAACGTGCTCCTGCGCCCCCTCGCGGTGCGCCTCGAGGGCGTCGTGACCGAGACGCCGCTGCCGGCGGGCGATAGCAGTTACGCGCAGGACTACTTCGACGACCCGCTCATCACGATCGATGCGCGGGTGGGGACGGAGCCCGATCCGACCCGATCGCGAACCGCCATCGACCAATTGCGGCTGATGTTCTCGAGCCGCACGACGATCGACGTCACGACTGGGATCGCGCCCGCCGGGCAGACCAACGTCTGGACGGATGTGTACCCGGACATGGTGATCGAATCGCTCGAATTCCCGCGCGCGGCCGACACGGGTGACGCGGTGCGGTTCACCGCCGCGCTAAAGCAGGTGACGATCGTCGATAGCCAGACCGCCGCCATACCCAACGTGAAGAACGGCAAGACCGGGAAAAAGAGCAAGGGGCTGCAAGGGACGATCACCGCCACGCCGCCCGACCCAAAGCGTTCGATTGTCGTCTCGATTAGAAACTGGGCCACCGAGCTCGTCAAAGGCATCTTCGCCCCGAAACCGGTACCGCCGGTTGAGCCCGCCGCGCCCGTGTCCGCGGGATGAGCCATGGCGACGCTCATACTTCCGGTCGATAACAGCTCGGCGTCCTACGATTTCCAGGTGCAGCTGGAGAACGCCTGGTACCGCATCGAGCTCTACTTCAATTTCCGCGTCGGGTATTGGTTCCTATCGTGCTACGACGGCAGCGAAAACATGCTCGTCGCCGGGCGCAAGGTGGTGCTCGGCGCGAACCTGCTCGGACGCGGCGTCGATCCCGCCTTGCCGCCCGGGTTCATCTTCGCCGTCGACACGTCGGGGCAAAACCTCGACGCCGGGTACGATGACCTCGGCGGCCGAGTGCTCCTCACCTATGTGGAATCGACCGGGCCATGAGCCGGCAATGGCTACGCGACGGGTGGGTGCAGATCGGCGGCACCGCTTTCAAGGGGCTGCACTTTCGGTTCCACGTGACGAAGGGGCTCGACTCGGAACCGAACAAGACGGAGATCGAGGCGTACAATCTCTCGGACGCGTCGCGGAACCTCATCGGGGCCGTCGACGTGACGCAGCACCCGAACGCCCCGAAGTCGGTCGTGGTACTTTACGCCGGGTATACGGGCGACACGAAGCTCGTATGGATGGGCACCGCGCGCACGATCGACCACACGAAGGACGGCGCCGACTGGGTGACGCGGATATGCGGCGGTGACGGCGAGTACAATTACCAGTCTTGTCACAGCGCCCACTCGTGGAAGGCGGGCACGCGGCTCGAGACGGTCCTCGAGGTCCTCGCGGCCGATCTCGGGCTCTCGGCCACTAACGCCGTGAACCAGCTTCGCCGCGAAGCGATCACGCCGGCCATCTCCACCTACCGGCAAGGCTACGCCGCACACGGCCGCACGGTTCGGGAGCTCGACCGCGTGACCAAGGCGGCCCAGATCGATTGGTCGATCCAAGACGGCGCGCTGCAACTCATGGCGGCGGGGATGGTCCTGAAAGAGGGCGCCCGCGTCATCTCTGCCGCAACGGGAATGATCGGCTCGCCCGACCACGGGAAACCCCAAAAGGAGGGTAAGCCGAGCTACCTCCGGGTGCGCTGCCTGCTTGACCCGACGATCCGCCCCGGCCGCGCCATCATCCTGCAATCGGTTTCGGTCTCCGGGAACTATCGCTGCGAGCGCGTGGTCCATTCCGGGCAGCTCGACGGCGGGGACTGGTACTCGGAAGTGGACATGCTGCCGTGGTGATGCGTGCGCGATAGGAGCGGGAATGCAACGGGTGCCGAACGGGGCAAAGCTACTCCATGAGGCGGGGCTCATTTACAAGATCAACCGCGAGATCCTCCACCCGCTCGGCCTCGCGCTCGGGTATGAGAAGGACGAACACGAGGTGACCCTGCCCGGCCTCTTTGTTTTCGACTGCGGGGAGCCGCTCGAGTACGAACCGGACCCCAAGCGCGATGCCGAGCGCGAGGCGTGGTTCGCGGCCTTCAAGAGGTCCCGGGGCCTGTAGCCACCCGGGCGGGACGCGATAGGTAGGATGGGTGGCCGAGCCGCTCGTTCCCACCCTGGCATCCGTAATCCGCCGCGCCAATCAGGAGGCGCTCGCGGATCTCCACGTCGCGCTCCCGGCGCGCGTCGAACGCGTCGACCTCACCCAGGGGCTCATCGACGCGCAGCCGCTCACGAAGGACAACGTCGACCTCGGCGACGGAACCCTGACACCGATCTCGTTCCCGGTGGTCACGAACGTACCCATCGTCTGGCCCGGCGCGGGCGGGATGCGGATCACGTTCCCGGTCGCGGCCGGGGATACCGTCTTGCTCGTCTTCGCCGACCGTTCACTCGACGTCTGGCTCGCAAGCGGCGGCGAGGTTGACCCCATCGACCCGCGCCAGCACGCAATGTCCGACGCCATTGCGATACCGGGCCTCCGAGATTTTGCGCACGCGTGGCAGGGGCAAGCCTCGGACGGGATGACGGTTGGTGCGGATGAGGGCATGCAGATCAAGATCACAACCGAGGACGCCATCTTCAACGGCGGCTCGACCCCGGTCGCGAAGGAGGGTAGCGTCACCGCCGGGCACTTTCACAAGATCGTCGGCACGGCGGGGCCGTTCGCGATCTCGCCCGCCTCGGTGACGGTATCCCCCGCCATGCAGCCGCTCACCACCGATACCATCGCCGTCGGTGCCGGGTCACAAAACGTGAAGGTGCCGTAACATGCCGCTTCCCTCGCCAGGCGCGACAGACTGCACGTCGGGTTTCTCCGGTCGGATCTTCGGCGACTGGACGAACGACACTTCGCGTAACGGGCTCATTTCTCCGCTCAGTGGAAGCGGGCTCGCCTCGGTGCAATCGCTCTGCTACGCCATCGCGAAGGCGATTTCGGACGAGATCGCGGCCGATGCGCCGCTCGACAGCGGCGGCATCATCACCACCGCGCCGATCGTCACCCTCGCGTGCGCTACCAGCTTAAACGTCGGCGACCTCGTCGCGGTCGTCGGCGGGCAGGCGGTGCAGGCAAACGCGACCGATATCACGCACCTCCCGTGCGTCGGATGCGCCGTGCAGAAACCCACCACGACAAGCGCCATGGTGCAGTTCGGCGGCGTGGTGTCCGGCATCTACGCACTCACGCAGGGTGCAATGGTCTTCGTAGGGACGAACGGGCGGCCGTGCTCGGGCCCGCCGGCCCTACTCGCACCGGGGGTGCCGGTCTACATCCAACCGATCGGGTTCGCGACCGATAACGCGACGCTGCTCCTCTTGCCATCCATGCAGCTCTCATGTGTCCGCGCCGAACCCGGTTAGGAGCACGCACCATGGAAAAGCATCTGACGCCCTTACACGATACGCTACATGACGCGGGGTTCGAGTCGCGGAACGGAACCCTTGAGCCGCCGCCCCCGCTCGAGCTCCTCCGGATAAACGAGCTCGACCTCTTGCGCTTGACGCGCGCCATCGAAAAGGAGCGCGCGGCGCGGATGGAGCTCGTCGTCGCGAGCGGGGCTTTGAACGCGCTTTTTCAGCAGTGGATGCAGGAGAACGCGCAGGCGCGCGAGGCGAACGACAAGATCAAAGCCTTGCAGGCGGAGCAGAAGGCGGCCGAGAAGACCTACCAGGATCTCATCGCCAAGATCGGAACCGACCTCGGCGTGGACCTGAGGGAATATTCGTTCGACGACGAGACCGGCGTCCTTCACAAGCGGCCCGCGCCGCGGCCGGGGGGGTAGGCCGTGGCATTACGGCGCTTTCTCTTTCAGTCGCTTTCGTCGACCACGTCGTTTCTCGACTCGTCGGAAGACACCGATGACGTTCGGTTCAATTCGATAACCATCGCGCAGGCGGCGAATAGCGGCACCGCCATCAACGTCAACACGAACGACGTCACGAACGTCCGGAAACTCTACCTCGTCACGGGCGATGGGACGGGGGTAGCGCAGGATTGCGGCGGGTACCGGATCACGGCGCTCGCGACGCCGACAGGGGCGACCGACGCGGCGAACAAAAGTTACGTCGACGCCGCCATCGCCGGCTTCACGTGGAAAGCCGCGGTGCGCGCAGCTTCCACCGCGAACGTCACCATCTCGGGGCCTGGGACCGCGATCGACGGCGTGACGCTCAGTAACGGCGACCGGGTGTTGCTGAAGAATCAAAGCACGGCCTCGCAAAACGGGATCTATGCGTTCAACGGCGCGGCCAGCGCGATGACGCTCACCTCGGACGCGGTCGCGGGCGAGGTCTTCTCGGGCGATGCCTGCTTCGTCACTCAGGGTACGGCCAACGCGGGAACGGGCTGGATCCTCACGACGCCGAACCCGATCACGGTCGGGACGACGTCGCAGACCTGGACGCAGTTCAGCTCGACCTCGCAGGTGAGCGCCGGAAACGGTCTGTCGCTCGCCGGCAACGTCATGTCGGCCGTGGCCGGGAACGGCATCGCGGTCGGCGCATCGATCGCGGTCCAGCCGCTCACGAACGGCGGGATCACCGTCGCATCGGGCGGCGTCTCGGTCACCGCGGGTGCGGGGATCGCGGTCGGTGCGGGCGGGGTCGCGATCTCCCTCGCGGCGAGCTCGGGCCTGAACACCACGTCCGGCCTCGCCATCGGCGCCGGGAACGGGATCGCGGTCGGTGCGAGCACCATCTCGGTCGCGCCCAACACCGCACAGGGCGTGAACGTCTCGGGTTCGGGCGTTGGCCTCACGCTCGCCGGCACGAACCCTGGGCTCGCGTTCACAAGCACCTATGTCGACGTGAAGTACGACCCCGCGCGCGGCATCACCGCCGGGGCGTCCGGGATCGGCCTCGCCCTCGCGGGGACCCCGGGCCTCACGCTATCGGGGAACGCACTCGCGGTCCTCATCGACGCCACCACCACGGGCGGGCTGGCGCTGAACGCGAACGGCGTCTGCGCGAAGCTCAACGGCTCGACCCTGGCCGTTACGGCCGGGGCGGGGTTGTCGGTGCTGGGTGTGCCGGCCGCCGGAACGTGGCAGATCGGGGGCGTCGCGACCTCGGCGAACGTCACCGCCGCAAACCTCGGGACGCTCACCGCGGGAAGCGCGACCGACGCGAGCGCGCTCCACACGCACGCGAACCTTGCCGCGGCGTCGTCGTCGGCGGTCCTCGTGCCTATCACGGCCGGTACGGGCGGGCTCGCCAAGGGGAACCCGCTTTATCTCAGCGCCAACAACACCGCGCTCGTCGCCGACCCGTCCTCGGCTGTGAAGTCGATCGTGGTCGGGCTCGCGTCGGCGGCAATTTCACAAGGCGCGGGCGGGTACGCGCAGCGCGATGGGATCCTGGCGGGCGTCGGTTCAAGCTGGACCTACGGCCAGCAGATCTTCCTCGGCACCGCGGGTGCGCTCACGAACAACCCGACCACGCTCGCATCGCGCTCGCGCACGATCCAGCTCGGTGTCGCGGTGAATGCAACCGATCTGCTCGTGTCGATACAGGACTACGGGATGACGCCGTAGGGCGGGGCTCGAAGCCGTGGCGCTCGTTCCGGTTTTTCCGCTCGTTCACAACGCGACCTACGAGTACGCGCAGCCGACGAACTACCAGACGCCGGAGGTGCTCGTCGGGGGCGGCTTCTACGCGCAGAAGACCACCACGTCACTCACCGCGCCGACGACGACGACCGGGATCACGTATGACGGAACGAACACTTTCCTAGTGGTCGAGACCGAAGGAACGAAGATCTCGTTCCAGATTGGCGGTGCCGAATACGCCTGGCTCGACAACGCGGGAACGCTGCACGCGAACACGCTCGCGGCGGTGAACTATTTCTACTCGCCGAATCACGACACGGCGGCGGCGGGCGCGCTCACGATCGGTGGGACGAACGCAACGTCGATCGCGATCGGCAAGGCCGGCGTCACCGTCAACGCCCCCGGCACCCTCCAGATGGCGGGCGCCACCGTCGTCTACGGCGATTCCAATGGGGTCGGGAGCCTCAACACCGCCCCCTCG